AGTTACAGATAAGCCAGATTTCCACTGTAAACCGCCGGACCGGGGGACTCTTACGAATTCCACCCCCGTCCAAGCAGTAAACAACTTAGCTATATCTCTTTCATTTTTTCCACCTTTTTTACTAGAATTAATTCTACTCATCTTCTACGGTTTTATAGGTAGCCCCACGTACATCCAAAGTAGGGTTATGGGTTATTAAATAAGTATTCTTGGTTTCAGCAATATCCGCTACCAAGCTCATAAGGGTTGCAGAGTTTTCTGGATCTAAAAAGATATCTAACTCATCAAACCGGATAAGTCATGATAATCCACAGGGGCTTCATCCTTATAGACTATCGCTTCTACGTTTTTACGAGAAGACTCCATGTCTATAAATAACTCAATCCCTACTCCAGTAAACTTAGAATAGTGATTAAGCTTAAGGTTTAGTTTTTGTAAGAGTTTGGAGAACAGAAAGGCCTTTATCCCATTGTTTGAAAGAGGGCCTGTTATAGACCAGGTTAATAGTGAGATAGCCCTAGAGTGTCTCTTAATAGTCTTTAAAACCCCTTTCTTCTGTTTTTCAATTTCGAATACTCTAACCTTAACGTTTTTACTGGGGTCTTTGAACTCCTTGGCCTTTTCTCTTATTAAATCCTTTTCCAATTCCTTTATACTTCCTTTGGCTTGTTCGAAAGCTACATTCTCTTCTCGAGCTTTAGCCAAGACCCCACTCTTTTCCTCCCAAAGCTCTTGGCTCTTGTCAAACTCTTTAACTAGCTTGGCTTTACGGATATCTAAAAGGTCCAAATCCCTAAGGGTAGCCTGAACATTCTTGAGCTTTTCTCTTTCCTTAATCAGTTTTTCCTCTAACTCAGAGAGGTAGTCTTTAGCTTTACTCCCCTTTAATCTAGCTCCACAAGTAGGACAAGTTTTAACCTTAGCCTGCTTATGTACTAGAATCTCTTTCTCTAACTTCGTCTTAGAAGCTATGAGTTGGGTCTCTTCTATGTTGTAGGTTACGAGGTCATTTACAAGAGTCTTATTCTCCTTATTGAATTTATCGAGAGCATTCTTAGCGTTGTCCCGTTTATTCTTTAAATCCTCCTCCTCTTTAACTAAGGTATCTAGTCCTTCGTACCCCTTTATAGCTTTTTTATCCTTCAGATCTTTCTTTATCTTTTTTATCCGTTCTTCCTTTTGCTTTTCAAAATCCTTACGAGATTCCTCTACACTATCCAAGACTTCCTTCAAAGACCCAAGCTCTTTATTTAATCCTTCCATTTCCTTATTGGCTAAGGCTAGGGGCTTATCTAAAGCCTTTCTCTTACTCTTAGCTAGGTCTTGGGCCTTGGTAATCCAGTCAATTTTAAAGCTCTCCTCTAAGATAGCCTTCTTATCAGGACCAGGTAACTCTATAAAACGGGTACCTTTTTGGGCAAAAATCACAGAGGTTGTAAAAAGGTTATGAGACATGCCTAACAAGGCTTCTATGTATTTCTGTATATCCCTTTTATCCTTGATGTCTAAGGGTACTCCAGCCTCCTCTACGATTAACCTGTTACCTCCTTTAACTGTACCAATCTTTCTTTTATAATCCTTACAGCGAATCAGTTTTACCTTGGTCTCACCCCTATACATAGTTACTGAAACCATAGTACCTGCCCAACCCGAAGGTCTTTTGTGTTCCCAAGTCTCTATGGTAGACCCACTCTTTAGGGGCTTACCATATAAAACCCAGGATAAAGCAGAAAAGATAGTGGATTTACCCGCTCCATTCCTACCCCGTATAACTGTTAGACCTGGATCGTTTAACTTATATACAGTGTAATCAATAATATTCCCAAACCCTACTATTTTAAGGGTATTAAAAGTTATTCCCGTGTTACTCATCGATCTCAGATACTAGGTTTATTAATAGACTTCTTTTACTTTTACTTACTACCCCCTGGGCTTTCAAGTAATTCCTTATAATACGTTTGCGATCGGATAAATCTAAGAAATCTTCTACCTCTTGGCTACTCTCTTCTCTAGAGATGTTTTCTTTTACCCAATAGTTATAGTCATCGGTAATATCCTCTTCATTAGTATAATACCGAAACTCTGGTCCTTTTAATTTACGAAACTTTAAACCCAGATCGTTTGTAATAATCCAGTATCCAAAAGAACCTCCCATATCCGAAACCCTCTGTTGCATAGGGGCTCCAATCGAATAGATGTTTTTCCTTAAATGTGCAGCCTTGTGGACATGCCCGGATACTACTAAATCAAATCTAGATAAATCTTTCTCACTAATACCCTCTCCTTTCCCTATTACTATGCCATTGGTATCTCGCTGGGCTCTAAAGTCAGTGTGTAATAAAAGGATATTAAACTTATCGGATAATTCGATGCTATTTATGTAATCCATTAACCCCTCATTAAAATGTATATAGGGGACTCCATGTACAACGTAGTCCAGAGTCTCTACCCGGTCGAAGTCTATTACCTTAAAGTTTTTAAAGGTATTGGCCAGAGTATTAATATAGGAAGGAGATCTTCTTTTTATACTATTAATCTTAGAGACATCATGGTTTCCAGTTATAGCATAAAGGTTAGCTGGGTACTGGTTTAAAATCCTACGTAACTCGGGGAGGACAACAGAAAGAAGGTCGTTGTCTAATGAAACGGGCTGGTGGAAAAAGTCTCCACCGAAAAATACTGGGACATCATTCTTAAACCCTAACTTCATCATTTTCTCGAGTACGCTTAATTGGAACCGCAGCCTTACGTTATCTACATTAAACTGCGGCCAAGTATGCAAGTGTAAATCTGAAAATATAATTCCCCTCATCGGCTTATGTTTTTAAAGGTATCAAGGAAACCGTCTCTCCTAAATTTGTTTAACTGGTATTTATGGAGAAAAGGCTTCAGCTTATCTAGGTCAAACGTACCAGTGCTTACTTGGAAGACTATAATCTTACCCCTCTTAACCCCAAAAAGTTTTCGGGAAGAATACCGTAGGTCAATCAACCGTTTGTTACGTATGTAGACTTCCTCTATCGCATCCCTGTAATCTTCGAACGGCCCCGTCGCGTTGGAATCCAGAAAATTTTCTATGGACCCGTAGGTATCTAGGAATGCCCGGATTCTCTTAGGCCCCAGCCCAAATACACCGGGGATATGGTCTGACTTATCCCCATCCAAGATAAGGAAATCTAAGAATTCTGATTCATCAAACCCATACTCTTTCTTTACGTTGATAGTGGATATGAGCTTATTCTTAAAGGGGTTAAATATTTTAAAACGGGGGCCTAGTAAGGGGATAAAATCCTTATCGCTAGAGACTAGAGTTATGTTTATTCCTCTAGAGGATAAAACCATAGCAGCTATTGCATCATCTGCTTCTACCCCATCAGCATAGTATACGTGGGTATTCAGATAGGGTAGGTATTCCTCTAGGTCTTTAATCTGGGACATAAAATGTTCTCTCTCATCCCCCAATGTATTTTCCCTAGCTTTATAGTCAGGTAATAAATCTTTCCTAAACTGGGCCCTACCTCCATCAAACACGGTGATTACTCGGTTAGGGCTAAATCTTTTCACCATAGAACTTAGGATATAAATAAACCCATAAGCTACTCCCGACCGGGTACCCGTGGCTGTGGACAGGTTAAACTTATGCTGGGCTCTATGTGCCAGGTTAAAGGCATCTATGATTAATACGTTCTCTGCTTTACTCATCGTCATCATCCTCCCCTTTACCTTTTTTAGGGAATAAGTCCTCTGTAACCTCATAAAGGTTGTCCGTAGTATCGTCTAGCCTTTTCTGCATTTCCTCTACAGTCATAATCCCAGCTTCTATGCAAGCATCTCCCAGTAATTCTGGGTCATCGATCAAAGCTTCTAAGGCATCCTCTTTAGTAGACCCGAGTTCTTCATCATCGAATCTATATTGGCCTCCCTCTTTTACTATGACATCTTCATAGATAAGGATATCAATTAAACCATCATACTTATCCCAACCAATATCCCCACCGTCTGGGTGGAATATAACCTTAACTCTACGAGTGGCTTTGGGGATAGCGATCTTGTTTTTCTTCATCTCAACAGCAACCTCTACTCCAACTTTTCTCTTATTCTTTTTACCCCCGATAGTCAAAGTTTTCTTAACCTCCAAGTATACTCGTTGGGTAGCATAAAAAGGCATTGCTCTTCCACCAGGGGTTGCTCTACTATCCTTAAACTGAGAGCCAAAGCCAGTGGATATCGTATCCCTTAGCTGGTTGATAAAGATTACTGTGATACCAAGTCTGTGCCATAGCCTATTACGTAATCTCAGCATTTTATATAAGGCCTTAGCTCGTATCCCCATCTCAGCTTTAGAATCAAGCTCGGAGGTCATCATAGCCTCCAGAGTATCGAGAGCTGCAATAGAGTCTACGATTAATAGGATGGGCTCATTGTTGGTTAGCTCTGCCCTGTATGCAAGGGCTGACTCCACCACAAAGTCCGAGATGTTTTCCAAAGTATTCTCTGGATAGATAAAAGTTTTATCTAAGTCCAAGCCATTCTTCTCAGCCCAGATCTCAGAGAAAGCCATTTCAGCATCCACGATAATTGCTACCCCACCTAACTCCTGGGCTGCAGCTGCTGCAGAGATAGCCATCAGAGTTTTACCTGATGACTCGTAGCCAGCAATCTCTGCTATTCTACCATACATAAATCCCCCTCCCAACTGGTAGTTAAGGACGGGGGACTTCGTAGGAATGTATAATTTTTCTTCATCTGGGATAGCTATATCAGCAACGATACCAGCCCCAAAATATTTCTCGGATAAATCACTGGGACTTAACCGTTTTACTTGTCTCTTTTTTGCCATAGTTTCTGTTGTTATGATTGATCCATTTGCAAACTCCGTGTGATAAGGCTCAAGACAAGGGCAACTAGTGTTGCCCTCATCCCAAGCAGAAAAAGCTGTAGCCATAGCCTAAGCGTCTCCCCTGTGTTTCCTCGCTTTCTTACCTTTTTTCTTACGAGGCTTTTCTTTTGGCTCATCCTCCCCATCATCAATAATTTCTTTCCACTGTTCCAAGTATTCCTCTACTTTTTCACGAGAGGGCAAGGCAGCTTCAATCATCTTGTGAAGGTTAACGGGTTTGCTAAACTCTTTCGGTAAAGGCGTAGGCCTCATAGGTTGAATGGTATACTCAGTATCCATTTTACCGGTACCTGTTCGAGTAACTTTGAAGTCATATCCTTCTTCAGGGTCAGTAAAATCTCCCAAGTCGGGATCCAGATAACTGTCAATAACTTCTCCGTAAGTCCTGGATGGAAGCATAACAAGACATACCCCACGATCAGTGTCTACCTCTCTACCACGCTCATCCTTATAAACGATTGCGGGAACTAAATACTTCTTACGAGGAGGAAACTTTTTAGCTTTCTCTTTGTCACCGGGATCACTCGATTCTTTTAACTCTTCATAGAACTCCTTAATCGGGCAATCTTCACCCAAGGAAGCCCTTGAAAAGACTCCTTTAATCGTCCCACCCAAATAAAAATGGGTTGCTTCAAAGGAAAAATCCTCATCCTCGTCTTCAACGGGGAGAATCCTAAACCGGGTTTTACCAGCCTTAATAAAGAAAATGTTCCCAGAACCTGAGGACCTTTCCTTAATTTCCTGACGGCGTTTCTTTAGCCGTTCTTTTAAACTTTTCTTTGCCATAGCGTTTAATTGATTTTTATTAATAACTCAGAGATTAACTCAGATATTTTTCGGTCCGTTCCATAGACATCAAGGCCCTTGCCATAGATATCTTTATTTCATATGCTTTTACCACATCTACAATCACTTTGTAATTGATCTCAGTCTGGTTATAGATTTCAAGTAATTCTAAGTACTTCTCGTCCTCCATAATTTCAGCTTTTACCCACTCGTTAGACTTGGGGTAATCTAAGGTATCATCATCCTTAATTATAAGGAACTGGGTATAATAGTATTTGTCTTTCTCTAGCTCTCGTTCCTTTAGCAAACGGTATAGCCTAGCCTTTAACCCAACCAAGTAAGCGAAGTACTTGGAAAGGGGCTTAACCTCCCGCTCTTCTAAAGAAAACTCTTTAGCAATATCGAGAACAATTAGATCCCCGTTTATCCTTAGTGATATTTTCTCTCCCTTAGGAACCCGCATAATCCATCTCCATTTGGGGGTTCTTTAGGAAGTCCCTTACTACCCTTTTTCTTTCCGTTAAATCCCAGAAATCGATTGTGATGACCCTTGGGCCCGGTTGGTTAGCAAAGTATCTAGCGTAAACCCCCATAAATACGTCAGATATATACTTTTGGAAGTAAGTATTGGGGATTCTACTACCGTTGTCCTCTATAGAGGGGATATCTGGAGAATGGCGAATCTGAATGACATGTGTCAACTCCTGGTAAGCTATCTGGGCCGTTTGTATAAACCCTTTTATATCATCTTCAGAAGCCTGGTGTGAGATTTGGGATAACATATAGGCGACATTATCCATAGGGGATCGGTCGATTACAAAGTCATTGTGAGTAAAGATCTGATCCGCTCTACGGTTTAGGATTAACCTTTGGAATGTCCACCCAAACTCAGGGTTATCGGCACTCAGGTTAATGACATCCCTATGGCCGGACTGGGAATACCCATACTTATCTTTTAATAGGGCAACATCAGCCCCAGTAAAAATATCCCCGGCACTTGTAGATAACCACTCCAGGCTAATAGCATCCTGTATGTATTTACAGAGAGTACTTTTCCCTAACCCACTCGGGCCAGAGAATGCTACTTTTAATGGTTTTTTCATATCCTATCCTTTTTTATTTATAACTTTCTGGTGATTAGACTTACGTTTTCTTATCCTTCTGTTCTTAACTCTTCTTGAGTCGTTAGAGGCAGAGGCTGAAGCAATGGACATTGCCAGCATATCTGTTCCCCAAACTGTATTAAGGTTAGCGGAAACAGTTGATAAGAACTCCCGTCTGGACCTTAGCCGGGGTTGTACAGATCTTGTGATCCTTCTAAATTTTAATGGGTAACTCATTGTAACTATTTTTATTTGTTTATTATAAAAGCACTGGGCTTAGTATTTTCACTCTTAAGTTTTTAAATAATTTATGTGTGGGAATTCAGCCTGGTTATACTTTTCCCACTGTTCCATATAGAACTGGGCATAATCCATATCCCGCTCTACTTCCTGCATTACTCCCCAATTAATCCCAATCTCAGAGGAGAATTTCATAGGTACGTTCTTCATAGTAGCCCCAAGATAGTCTTCCATCTCGGGTAATGCAACAGCCATGTCTTGGATGGTCTTTACTACACGGGCTGCATCTTTAACAATTGGGGTATACTCAATTGAATCATGTACGGTGATCACCAACTTTAGATAGTCAGGTAGTATACCTAAACGTACCGCTTCATATACCTTAATCGCTAACCATAAGGTTATCATAGAAGCAGAGCCCTGTATTATACTGTTGATAGCTTGCCTCTCTGCCTCTGCATAACTATAAGATTCCTTTCCTTGCAGTTGTTTTGGATTTTCCAATAAGATTGGCAGCCGTCTCTTAAACCCAAACATGTTAGTTACATAACCATCCCGTTTAGCCTGTTTCCTTATTCTTTTTATCCACCTACCAATATCAGGGAAAGCTGCAAACCAGTCCTCAATCATTTCCTCTGCCTCCTCCTTTGTATGGTAGTCCCCAGTCCTCTCTGTTAAGAACTCTGCTACTTTCTTAGCACCAGCCCCATAAAAGATTGTGAAGTTTAATACCTTAGCTGCTTTGTGTTTCTTAACCATTGCATCATGTTGAGGATGGTCAGGGTCCTTTCTAGCTTTTTGAATGTCCCCATAGGGGATACCAAATACTAGTGAAGCAGTCTGCACGTGGATGTTCTTACCCTGATTGTATACCTCCATCATAGCCTTATCTCTGGCTAATTCTGCTGCAACTCGTAATTCCATCTGGGACCCATCTGATTCCAAGAATAGACATCCGGGAGGTGGGATGATGTATTTCTTTATATAAGAATCTAGAGAATCCTTTCCTTTTACTCTTGGGAGATTCTGGAAATTGGGATTCCTACTGCTTAACCTCCCAGTCACTGTCCCGAATGGAAGAAAGCTTGGGTGTAACCTATCCTCATCGGTTAGCTGTTCTTCCAGGATATTCTTAACATAGGTGGAATATAGTTTCTTTATTCCCCTAAACTCTAAGAGCTTATCAATAAACCCGCTCTCATCGTATGGCTTAAGCTTTAACAGAGTTGTTTCATCTGTTGCTGGGGCCCCTGTCTTAGACCTTCCTAATATTGGAAACTCAAACCCATCCTCCGATTCATATAATAAACCTATCAGTTGTTTAGGAGAACCAAAATTAAGGTTTTCAAAAAGTTTTAATTCCTTCTTTGTTGTGGGCTCTCCAGCCTCTACCCTAGATATTTTCTCTTCTCTTGCAGCAATCTGGCTATTCGATAAATTATCAAAGTCAATCTCGTCTTGAATCTCATCTATGTATGCTTCGATCTTATCTTCTACGAAGATCTCGTTATACTCTTCAACTTCAGGGATATCAAATAGCGTTTTCTCTACAGCTGCTATCTTTTTAGCAAAGAACCCATCTAACCACTTCAGATAAGTCCTATCAATATGGACCCCATCAAGGGTAGACTCTGCTATTACTTTCACCAGAGGCATATAAAGGTTACGGAGTAAGTGGTACAACCCTAAATCAATCAGTCTATTCTCAAAGTGTAAAGTTAATCTAAAAGTATTATCGCAGTCAAGACCACAATATTCTGATAACTCTTCTAACTCTACGTTGGACCAGAAGTTAAAGATAGCTTCCTTACTTGCTTTCTTACCAGGCTGACCCGGTAAATCATACCCAGCAAAATCGGGTAAAAACTGATCAGTGATAGACTTGAGGTCATTAGGCCTTTCCTCATTCAGTAAGTACTTAGCAAGTAACCCATCAAGCAATCTACCCCGTACATGATATCCGTAGTGTAAGAAGACCTTAGTTTCAAAGATAGCATTCCAAGCAAACTTAGTTATAGCTGGGTTCTCCCATACCTCCCTGGCAAATAGGTCAAAGACCTCCCTCCAATCCTCAAAGGGGGAATCAAAATGTCCCAAAGGTATAATCCAGGAACTACCTACTTGGAAGGATACCCCTATAATAGTAGGGTAAAAGTTAGGGTCTCTAGGGTTGCTACCAGTAGTTTCAAAGTCAACACTAGCATACCCAGTCACCTTACAGTAAGAGATAACCTTCTTTACCTCCTCAAGTGATCGGCATATGCGGTAAACTGACTTCATGTTTTATTATTATTAATTGTTTTATCCCCTCTCCTGCTATCCATTCTGCATCTTCATTGCTTACATCCCCCACGTGGAATACCCTGGACTGTCTGAGGTCTTCTCGAATCTTGGGGTTATCATGTATGATATCGTTTAAGACATCAATTGCAGTTAAAGCCAAGCCCCCTTTTACCTGGTTAAAACAAGAGGTTACTATCCTCTTATCTTTCACTACTATTAAACCTTGTTTAGGTTGCAACTCGGAGAGCTGTGATACTAAAAGAGCGATGGCCTTATAGCCTCGCTCTTTCTGTTCTTTTAATTTTCCCATTCTATATAAGTTTTGAAATTCCCTTTTTTAATTTCCCCCAATCTTTTCGGTAAGAGTGTAGGCTAAAGATGTTATGAAACAGATAGCCGGGTTCTACATTAATCTGTTTAGCTACCCATTCTTTCATCATCCAAGCTAAATATATATCATTCCCAAAATGCTGTACAGCATCGGCAGACCGTTGGACATAAGTCATAGAGAGTTTCCCATCTCGTACCATAAAATGATAGCCCAAAGAACAGGGTATACGTTTCTTACCTCCGAGGTAACCAACGTCATCTGGGTTAAAAATAGGTAACCAACACTGCCTTGAGCCAGGGTTTCTTTTCAGTTCATGGATAATTAGATGAAGGTTAGAGTTAAACTGTAACCTCTGATTGTAAGTGTAATCAAACTTCCCATTAACCAAAAATTGTTCCCATACGTCTTGTCGTATTTTCCAAGCCTCTCCAGGGTTTATACCCCCCGTGAAATCAATTCTTTCCTGGAACTCTGCCAAACACCAATCCTTGGCTTTCTCTCCTTCGAAAAGGAACAGGACTTCAGGGTCAGGCAATGCTACTAAACCGTACACATACATCTGTAACTCCTTTGTAATAAAGTCGGGGTTTCCTGATATGTCCTTGTTTTGGTAAGATCGGGGCTTAACAATAGTCCCCATCTCATCTAAGTCTCTAAATATCTCAGAGATCAATTCTTCTGCCGTTCCATAAATTCTCATAACGTTCTAATTTTTAAGGTTTTATAAATATAATAAAAATGTTAAATCTGAAAATCGGCTGCAAGATAAGGGGGCTTGGCAGTGGCATCATTTACAACCTTCCAAGACCTTTTAAGGGCATGATACTTAAAGGCGTTCATCTCTTCTTCAGGTGTATTCTTTAACTGGATATACTTTTTGTACACCTTGTTAGGATATGTTCCCTCCTCTGCTTTCTTAGCTTTCCTCAAAGAAGCCTTATCGAATTTTAGAAACATGGAAGCCCAATCTGGGACTTGCCAAATGTACGGAAAGAAAATCTCTACAGCAAAAGGTTGATCCCCATAGGCTTTTTGACCCATCCTATGTAATAAAAGGAAGTCAAATAGTAATCGCTTAAAACTCTCACTTGCTCTGACATTGGCTATGAGTACAGGGGTTGGGTCATTGTATCTTCGGGCAAAAGTACAGGTAAGTAAGCAGCCCTTCCCACCATCGTGGGCATTCGTAAAATGGAAGCTAAGATTATAGCTCTTAGTTTTACGTAGTTCCTTGTGCAATACTTGGGCTATTACTTCATCCAAATAATCCCTGTCTACATAGTTGTTTATAAGAGAGGTCCCCTTTGCTGCCCTGTAGTTAGCAAGAGCAGAGAAGTCAAAATCTTCAGACAGATAGGATCGTTCAACCCTAACTAATAGGTTATATAAATTAACCTGACTAGACTGCTGAAAACCTGACTCCTCTATTGCTTCTGCGTCAAATAAAAGGGTTTTATTTATTCCCCGAAAAGCATCAAGGGATGTGGCATAGGTCTTCTGGATCATTAGTACTTGCTCTTTATGCGAAAACGGTTTATCTGATTCTTTTTGTAGTACTCAGCAAAGATCTCTTCTTTACTTAACCCCACTACGTTGGTCATTCCATAGATAAAAGTAGAGAAGGCTTTACGTAACAGGAGTATGTACTCGGGCTGCTTTGTTATAACCTGAGTTTGTTTCCAGGGCTTGTTCCGGAAAACGTTACGAGCTAAGTTAAGGAGATAGGTTACATCCCACATCCAAATCGCTAAAGCTGTAAAGTTAATATCTTTACTCTTTGCTGTACCGGGTTTCTCAACTGCATTCTCTGCGATAATATCCAACATCTTAGGTCCCACAAAATCCGGGAGATGGCCTGAGAAAATCATAGTCTCCACCATGAAGTGCAGAGTATCTGCAAGCTCTTCATAAAAAAGTTGGAAGTCTTTGTGAACTGTGATCTGTTCATAGGCCTCTGCAAGCTCTTCAACTGCCCTACTTATGAAGTCCTTCAGCAAAGTCTGGCTATCTTTTAGATCCAGGTTTAAAGGATAGGCAGGCAGTTTTTCAATTTTAGCATAGTCTCTCACTAAGCCTTTTTGTAATCCCCACACTGTTATAAAATAGTGCTTAGGTTTAGGGATCTCGATGTTTTCTAAATGTTTTACATCCATAATCTATTGTTTTATAAGTTCTTTCACTTTAATTACTTTAACTCGGTACCTCCGGGAGGCTTTACGTAAGGCTCTGGCTTTACTATTCCCTTTTAAAACGAAGTCTTCGTAGAACTTCCTTACTTCCCTTTTGAAGTCTAACTCGTTCAGCTCTAAGTCTTTAGTCTTCGTCTTCGTTTCTGCTACTAATCTTTTCTGTTGAAGCTTCTGGGCAAAGGCTATACTACATAGCTCAAAATCACCACAAATCTGGCATTCGTTAGCAGATAAATCATACAGCTTACCAAAGCAGGGATCCTTCTCTGGATCCCCAAAATCTTTTATATTTATGGGGTGTAAGAAGGTCTGAGGTTCTACCGACCTTTTGCGTGATTTCCTGGGCATATTTGTTATTTATTATAAAAGCATTGGGTTATTAAAATTCTCAAGACTTAAGAGTAGTCCTTTATCTCTACTTTAAGTCCTTTATAATATTTGATCCGTTGTCTACTGTGAGAGGCTAAGTACTTACCATTGAATAGAATGTCCTCATAGATGATAAGGTCCTTAGACTTGTCCAACCTAGTTCCTCTACCAATTACTTGGATAGGATTGGTATAGAATTCCCCATCTGCTACAGAGATAATGGTCTGTATTAAGGGTAAATTCATACCTCGTTTTATGAAGAGAGTAGAGATTAGGATATCAATATCCCCATCTCTAAACCTATCAATAGAGTCCCCAACTTTTTTATGGTGGATATACTCTATATTACCTTTTACTTTGTCCTTTAAGTAATCGAATAAAATTTCAGCTTGTTCGATAAACTTAGTCACTACTAATATGTATCTTCTACCCAACTTCTGGTTATGCTTGATCCTTTTAAGGACTAGCCTATGGGTAGCTTCCTCATATATAGCTGTCTCTTTAAACTCTAGCATCCAATCTGAGTAGGACCGGATAACCCTTGGGGCTTTTATTAGTTTAATCTTTAGCTTAGTACTGTGGCCCCAATCTTCCAGGTTCTTCATACTAACCTCGTGGATAACTTCACCAAAAGTTTCTACCATAGTGTTATTACGAAGGCTATCCTTTTTTAGATTCCTCATAAAAGCGGTACCTGTGAAGGCTGCTCTAACGGAGATATGGGATAAAGCTGTGTAGATAGTTTTAAAGACCTTGTTCGTAGCTAAGTCTGCTTCATCTGTGAGTAATATGTTATACTCTAGCAGCTCAGATTGGTAATCCTTTAACCTGTTCTTTAAAGTAGGGGCCATCACTACCATAATCTTTCCCCACTTTATCCTTTTTCCTTGCATCCATCCAGCATCATCCCCAAAGACCGATACTAAATCCTGCTTCATCTGTTTGTATAAAACAGAAGAATTCAATAATATGATTGTCCTGGCGTCTTTATAGGATAAATGTAACGCAAACATTTCCAGGGTCTTACCAGCATTAACAGCCTGGAGAAATAACCCCCTGGGATGTGGGGCATCCAATAAAGTATGGGATAAGAATAGTTCTAAGGATTCTCTTTGATAAGGGCGGAGAGTCAAGATCCCTACTTTATCTGGGATACTACCAACCTCTGGCATTCTTCTATGATCGATCACTTCAAAGTCATATTCCCCATAATCAAATAGAAAATTAACGACCCTCTCTAATAACCCAGTGGCTATCCACCCTTTATTAGATAGGGGATGTACCATACCATCCCACTTATACTTAACATGTTGCTGGATATGGTACGCTTCTGGGTGCTTAAAGCTCAAGTGTTTATATAAAGCCTTTAGAGGTTTTATATCTCCAGATAACTTAGTCCTGTTATTATTTATCTCCATCCTAATCATATCTATCAGCTCCTCTCTTTAATGTAACTCTACGTACTTTTACGGGTTCTCTAGTAGAGTCAGTATTATCATCAGAGACTTTAGTCAGGGCTGTTAAACTAAAGGGTTTCCCTAACCAGTCATACCTATCGAAAATCTCATGCATATACTCCTCAGGGTTTATCCTTTTCTTCTTAAGGATACCTGCTAATCGTACAAAGTGTAAGCGATCTTGAGGAGAGTCTGGCCACCAATGTTCCCCAAACCTTTCAACCCTATGGTAGTCATATAAGTCAATCAGTTTATCAGTTAGCCCTTTATTAGGATCTTTCAATACCTCTTGGTGTACTGAATAAAAGTGAGAAATCTTATCACTAAAGAAAGGAAGTCTGTATAACTGGTGGGCTTCGAATTGTTCTGCTGCTATTGTACAGTAGGCCACCATCCCTATCCTCAAATCTAAGTCGAACTCTTTAGCAAATGCCATCGCTTCATAAGTAGCTTCTTCTAACTGAGACCTCGGAATACTCTTAGGGCTACCCAGCTTAAACTTCTTACGAACTGCTAGCCATACCTTAAGAAACATCCCCTCATTATCATCCCCTAATCGCTTCTTCTTTACATACCCAGCTTCTACTAAGATCTCCCAAAGCTTTTGAGGGTCTCTTACATCTCCCAGGGCCGATAAGAATTCGTCCTTAGTTATTTTTAATTTCTCTATATAACTTTGACTCATATCTTTTTAAATCTTTATAGGTTTTAATTATCTCAGTTTCTTCAATCAATTTTAAAGTCTTTTCTTTCCCTAAATCATTTGCGTCTTCTCCATCTGGGAATACTACTACCCGTACAGCTTTGTAAGGAACTAACTCCATCGCTATCCTAAAAGCATATTCAAGGGCATCGAAGTCTAGGCAAATATTAATCAAGGAAACTTTAGAAGTAAGGATCCGGCTTCTTTGCCAAAGGCTTAGTACCTTACCCTGAATGGCTACAGTCTCTTCACCAAGCGTTAAAGCATTAAAAGCTCCCTCGAATAGTGATACTTGTTTAAATCGTTTATTTAAACTATCGATATTATATATAAGGGTTTGTTTTCCTATCCCAAAATCCTCCACAGCTGGGTTCTTATACTTAGGACCATCCCCCAAGAACCTTCGAGTCTGGAAGTATACTAACTTCTTATCCTTATAGAATGGGATGATTATAAACCCATAAAGACCCTCTTCTGGGTTTTGTACGTATCCTATCCCCCTTTTCCCCAGATATTCTAAGGAAAACCCCCTACTCAGTAAGTACTTCCTAGCCAATTTACCCACTCCTGTTTCTCCTCTACGGATGTTTACATAACCCTTGGGTAAAATTACCGGAAGCTCTTCGAGCAATTCCATAGGAGGAGGAGTATACTCATAGCTTGTAAAGTCTCCCAAAAACCTGTATACTTCCTTCTTCTGGTGAATGCCCTCTACCTTCTGGATAAAATCTATTACCCCACTCCTATGTTCACACTTGAAACAGTGGACATAGTTGGTAACAAGGTTAATCCCAAGCTTCTCTTCTCCACCACAAAAGGGGCAGGTGGGTAGCTTAAGCCAAGAACCCTTGTACTCAAAGGCCCTTAACCTTGTAATAAGGTAGCCATAAACTTTATTCTGTAGATTCTTGTTCATCCGTTTATTTTTATTTAATGCAATATAATAAAAAGGCAGTATCAGAATTGCAGTAGGCGACATTTTATTTTATCCCTAAGCATACTTAAGTGCATAGTAATTGCAATATATAGTTTAAGTATGCTTAAGCATATTAAATGTCTCCAGTTGGCTTCCCCTTCTTCTTGGGAGAGTCCTCTTCTCCTTCTTCCTGGTAGGCGTTGTCTGGGTTATAAAGAATCCCTTCAGCAGTTAGCTGTGCAACCTCTTTCTTAGTTAACTCATCTACTCGTTGGGTTGGAGCATCGACCCTAAAGTATCCCCTCCCTCTTGGAAGAGTTTCTCGGCCCTCTACAATCTCTAGCCTAACTATCCCATTCTCCTCTTCTTCGATGGACCGGTTAAGGCCAAAGATCCCCTGAGCGTGTCTTACGATATCGATACACTTTGCAATATCGTCCCCAATATACCTAGTCCTTTCCCGTTTAGAAGCACCCCTTACTACGTGGTTAGCTGTCCATACAACCTCGAAGCTATTCTCGAAAGCCAAGTTAGCCACATCTACATAAGCATCTGAGATACGTCCAAAGTCATCAGTCTTTCCAGATATACTTCCCATAAGGGCTAGGTAATCAATGATGAGAACGTCAAATAGTAACCCCTCTTCCCGGTATATTTCGTTAATCACTCTCTGGATATCTAAGGCAGTAGAGAAACCAGGTAGCCTTCTTACGTACATCTCTCCCCCTATCCTCCTATACCTCCTTAAGACCTTTTGTATTTCCTTATCCTTAGTCCCAGCTATAATCTCCTTCTTAGTAACTCTTCCGATACTCTGTTCTTCTCTAGTCACTATCTCTAGTTCCCCATTCTCAAGGTCAATGTATAGTACCTTCTTCTTCCTAGCTAAATACCTTCTGGTTATGTTAACCATCAGAGTAGTCTTTAACCTCTTAGGTTTATCCAAGATAACTAACACAGAAGCAGGGGAAAAACCCCCTGCGCTTGTTAACCTATTCAATTGGTAGAAAGGTGATGGTATGATCAAATCTTGTGCTTGCCTTGATAGCTGTCTTTCTTTGATATCTTTTATTAAGAAAGCTCCTCGCTTCTCCTTTAACTGGTCCTCTTTATGGATGGCTTGGATTACCCTTTCGCTAAAACTTTTGTAAGAACTGTAGTCCTCTAGCTGAAAGTTTTCAAGAGTGTTTTTAAGGTCCACATAGGAAGCGAATCTTACTATCTCTACTAAAATCTCTTTCCCATCCTTCGCAGGCCTAGAGTACAGGTCTTCTACAAGAGTCAAGATATCAGCTCGATCATTTGATGTTAAAGCATCGGCAAACATCCGGTCTCTGAAAGATGCCTGGATAGCATTCCTTAACAAAGGCTTAGAAGGAATATTAGAAGTATTCTTCCACAAAGCCTCTAGCGCATGAGCTATGATGCTATGCTCTAACAAGGAGAAATAGCGATGGTTTATAAAATCAAGGGCTTTATAACCATCGCTATTGTTTAGTATAAATCGAAGTACCTCTGCCTGAAATGTCAGGTCAAAGGAAAATTTATTTTCTTCCATATATTATAAAAGCCAATGGGGATTAAAATTCTATCGAACTTAAGTATATTTTAATTCAAGTGTTTCAGGGTCTATTTTTTCTCGTATAAAACTAAACAGGTCCCGTCTAAATTTATTAAACATCTTAACGGTTTGTTTGTTTATAGGGAAATCTAAATACTCGAGAAACAAGTGAGAGGGGATTCTGTGGTCCGGGTTAGTTACCCGTGCAAGGATGTAAGCGGGTGGGTCTAGGATTACCTCTATCAAGGCCCTACTATGTGTTTCTAGCAGGGGGATCACGTTAGAGATTAAAGTAGATATCTGAGGAGCTTCTTCGGTAACCGCTCTTTCGAAAACTATACTATCTACTAATACTTCCCTGCCATACTTCCTGGCTAACCGAGGGATAACCCTTCTCATAGAAGTAATACACAACCCCAATAATTCCTCGTAATCCTTATCGGGATACCTCATAAATACGTGGATGATTTTGTCATCAAGAAAGCCGATAATGTCATCGTAAGAAAAACCATATCGACTGTAATTAAAACTAGAAGCTAACTTCTTTTTAAGGCCTTCCGTCTCGGAAAATAGCCTTAACATTTTGTCCTGTGCTTTCATAAACCCTTTTTTAATATGTAATGCAAATATAATAAAAAAGATTATACGGTTTACAAGGGAATTAATTTTTGTAAACAAAAAAAGGGCCCCAAACGGGGCCCAGCAAAAGAAACACAGGAACGGGATCTTATCCATTAGAAAGATGGAATTCAGAAAACAGGTAAGTACCAGGCTCTAAGTCCTGTACAATTAGGTCGATAGTATTATCGGGGGTAATAACCAGAACAGCAGAAACAATAGCCATAGTAGTTTCAAAACCGGGGGGATCTGGTATACCCGCTATGGATTGTTTGTAGGCAGTAGTACAAATGGCATGTTGTACAGCCATCCTACAAGTGGAGGGGTCTGTTGGACAAGTCGATGGGGAGTAATCAATCGGAAGAGGTACATTAGCCACATTGTTATAAGTACCAGAAACTATTCCACTAGGCCTAGTTTGCCTTATCTGAGCCCGGATTTTAACATGTCCAGTGAATGGGTCTTTAAGATACTCCAGGTAATCAAACTGGATATACGATGGGTTCTCTAATACTTTAGGGTCTAGAGTTTTCCAGGTTCCCCGTATACGAGACTCTGGAAATTTATTCCAAATTGTCCAAACCTCTTGGCCTACCATGTTCGTGGATTTAAGCATTATCAGGGTTTGGCCATGATAAACATTCATAACTCTTGCCCCGTAATACATCTCTTCTGCACCAGGGGGTATTTTGATATTGCCTGTTTCAAACAACCTTAAAGGCTCATGGGCCAAGCTAGAAAACTTAAAAAAGTATACTCCCTGTGTTCTTCTATTCCCACTGTTTATAGTGACCAAAGCGGTTAGGGGCTTAGTTAAAGTGACATCGATAACATTGCCCTTATCCCCATCAAAGCTTAGCTCCCAAGCACTGGTGTCAACATTATCATCGTTTAGTTCTTGGAGCTGTAGGTAGTTGGTCATGTGGAACTCATTGTATTCCCACAGCTTAGCATATAAGTTGGGATCAAAGTAAGCTTCCTCTGACCAAGCGAATTTAGGGGTTAAGGCTGGGTAATAAGCTAACCCCGTGATGTCAGTTGTGTTAGGTTTAATAACAAAGTATCCTATGGGGAACTCTATATTGGGAGAAGTAATAAATTCCCATAGGTCTATCTCCTCTAGGTTAGTCGGAGAAAATTCATAGATCCCGAACTCTACCTGTGACCCGCCAGCAGTGGGAACCCAAGAGTACCTTCCATAAAATAACCAGTACTTATCCTGAGTTCCAGTGTTACTGTCAAAGGATAGTGGAATCCCCTCTATTAGGATATTATCTATGATGCGGTTATGTACTACACCTTGACAAGTCACTAGAGTTCCCGTGTACTGAAGAGTGTTGGCTTCATCTGAAAAGGGCTGGGCAGGGACAATCCCCAAAACCCCTTTTTTGGAATGGCCTACTCGAATGGGGATGTCCCCTGTACCTTGGCCATCTGCTACCCAAGTGTCAAATCCCAAATACCTACCGGGCTTAGCAAGAGGTATTCTAGCTTCCTGCTGTGGGAAGGAATCTATAGGGTCTAAATATTCAATGTGATTTTTATTCATCTTTTATTATTTTTTTCCGTACAAAACTAATGCGATAAGGACTACCATTAAACCTACTATAGAGTATAGATACACCTCCTCCTTAAACTCATTTGAGTGATGTTTCTTTATGTAAAGGATCTGGCCATTAGGACCAAAGACAGTATCTACAGAGATAGTCCTTTCCTTAACTTCCCGCTTAGGATTATGAAGAGTGTTACACTGAATAAGTAGGGAGGCTACTAAGAGACTCCCTACTATCAGAAATACTGCTAAGATCCTTTTCATCTAGTACATCAGTTCAGCGTCACCTCCAAATACGCAGATCTGGGCTCCACCAGGGACTCCCCAGATATTCTCTCCCACGTTTAAGGTGAAAGCTTTAGTGACTTCCGGTACGGGGTCAATAGAAAGCTTTACTCCAGCTTGGGTTGTAAAAATCCGAGCCACAGTGGGACGGGTTAATTGGGGATCATGGGCTGCTCCATCTGTAAGAGCTATCAAAGACTTACCAGGATACAAAAGTTGGGCATTATCTAAGCCCTGTTGTGCTACTAATTCCATAGTTATGGGTTTTAAACAAGTTTAACTTTAACGTCCCAACGAGGTCTCCACCTGAAAGCGGGTGTTAAAAAGCTTAAGGGCTCTCCAACATCATGGGCTTCGAAACGGTGGCTTATTGAAATTGGGTGTTTTTTCTCTATAACGAAAACCTCGTCATCATCGTGACCAATCTCAAAGGTGTGTACTCCATTCCAGTTCTCTAAGTCAGACAGCTTCTTAAGATCCCAGGTTCCCTCTGCAGTAGTGGGAATGGTACCTGCCCAGAATTCTCCTGTGATAGAACCATCGGGTTGAGGTTGTGCTTTGAATAGTAAACCTACTTTACGATTCTCATATTCAATGCCAAATACAAGGTTAAGAGAGCCGTACTCTCTTCTCCAAGTTGTGTTCAAAGGTACCTCAAAGGATACTGAATCCTTAGGTACTAATACATCTTGCAATCTTTGTTCCATGTTTTCTTTGTTTTTGATTATTTATTTCACTCGCTGAATGGAGATCAGCGAATGGTGAATTGTCATGATATGGTCCGTCCCCTCCTTGTTAGCCTCCAGCTGGATGTCCAGGGTTTGGGCTGTAGTAAGGGTCAATGGAAGGATAATACTCGATGTCCTTTTGTCGGTCTTATCTTTCGGTTCTTCTGATCTCTCCTCCCAGCTAGATCCTCCGTCAAGTGAAAACCTGATCTTACCCGATTTATTGGTAACATCATAACTCCAACCCATAGAGAATAGTACTTCGTAATCCCCCGGTTCTTTCTCCTGTGTTACAAGCTGGTTAATGGGTAACCAGTCAGGGTCTACTGCTGTAACCTCTACGCTAGCTACGAGAGATTTTTCATATGCTAATATGTTAAATAATTCAGCCATGTCTTTTATGATTTTTTGGTTATATGTTATCAGCTCTCCTCGATATGTGATGGGCTCTTCTGCAAATACCTTGTAATTCTCTAAGAAATCAGTTTCTGCTCCAATCTCAAATTTGTGCATACTAATACCGAAATAACCTGGACCGGGTACAGCGTGAGAACTGTCCAGTACAGGTACTCCATCTATCTCTACATAGACATGGTCATTAGTGATATGTACAACCCAATGAGATGAGCCTGCTGGGACAGGTGTAGAAGCTCTAGTCGCCCATGTTCCGTTTCTCCTTTGTACTATCTCAACCTTGTTAGCCAATATCCTAGCTCCAATGATGTTGTTTCCATTTACCATCTTAGCAAAGGGGATTGTCCAAGTCTCCCCAGACATTGGTTGATATAGGTATGTACCCAATATGTAACCGTCCTCCAGATAAAAGGATTTAAAAGCTAGATTTTTTACCCCAGAGACAGGCTGGTTTCTAACAAATATCGTTTCTCCTCTTTTTCTCCAGCCTAGTTTTGTATCGTAAATACCTTGTAGGACTCTCCAGTCGGGATGCTGCTCTAATGGGTACCCCTCTAAAGGGGTTTCAGGAGCTTCTAAACTACCAGCAAACCCTAAGTTAAATCCAAGTTTTCCAAATAAACGTCCCATACCTAATTTTAATTAATAGTCAAAACTTACTTGTGATTACAGGGGATAGGCTTAACCCCTATCCCCGATAACCAAAAGGGTTTAACAGTGCAGCTGTATAAATTGAAGCTGTATATCATTACCCATATAAACAAATACAATACCTGTACCATCCATCGGAGGACTATACAAGGGATTCGCGATAGCTACATCGTAAATAGATTGTGCTAAAGTATGGCTCCCTGAACTGATACCATTCGTAATCATCCAGATCGCTGTTTGAAGTTCGTAAAACTCTCCCGGATGTGAAGTTTGCCAACTTACCCAATCATCTTGATCTAAGCCAGGGAAGAAGTCCTGCAAATGGTTGAAGATCCAGTTTAACTCATTAACTTGTGTCTGGCTTAAATAAAAACCAGTGGGAAGTGGCTGAACTGAACTTACAAATTTCGCAGTGTAACTATTACCTCCAGAGATTCCAGTATTCTTATCTCCGCACCAACCAGCCCAAGTCCCATCGTGGACCGCATAGCCACTGGGTACTCCGCTGAAGTCATAGCTAAAGTATGTGCCAAGGGATGCCGGGTACCAGGTAGTATCTCCTGTACCTGCATCGATAACCATGTAGCTATTTCCTGATAAGGTGAAAGTGAAAGTAGTGGTGGGTAGATTAATCCAAGCTGTACACCCATAAACGTTGGGCCCCCCATTACAATCACCTACTTCGAAGACGAGAACACCATCATCAAGCATAAGCCCGCTTCCATCATCCGGATCAATCGCAATACTATCTGTGGTAACATATCCAAAGCCTGTTCCTACCGGTAGCAATGTTTTAATAACCAGATAGAAGTCCTCATCGAGGTCAACATCATCTGCCCAGTACACCGGCAAGCATTCGCCTTCACCGAGCCACGCCTCATTGCTAAATGTTGATTGGAGTACCTCATTCTTGTAAATTAGAGCCTCGAAGATTGCCGGCATATCCATCTGTAGACCGTTTTGCTGCCCCTCATAAAGGCTCCCGGCATATAAATCGGGATCGGTTGTACAGACATCCCCAAAAACGCAGATCTGATGTACCACCACGTCATTTAGGGTAAACCATACGAATCCAAACTCTTCATAGAACAGCTCCTCATAGCATAGTACGTCGATAACGTAATTAACCTTTTTAAAAGCTTGTATCTCCACACTGATGTCGAGGGCATTAGCCACAAGAGGGTAGTACGTACTACCAGGTAGGGGGGCTGCTCGGATAAGGATGTCATCACTTTCGTCATTGGGAGTACCATTGTCGTTAAATACCCAAAAACGTGTTACGGTATATACCCCTACATCTAATTGTAAAGGTTCCGTATTAACGGTACCGTCGGCCATTGTAATAAGCCCAGTTTTGATGGTGTCTCCATTGATAACAAATTTTGCATAGGACCAACCAAGGTCACTACACTCCGGTACAGAGTCAAAGCCTACATCTTTCAGACCAGTTTGAAAATCGGTCTGGTTAAGGGAGAGCTGGAGCTGTCCTTTTTCTGTACCCATAGTAGGCAAGTCTTTTTTACAAGACTGAGTTAAAAAGCCGAGTGTCATAAGCACTGCAAGGCTAAAGAAAATTAATCTTTTCATTTGCGTAAGATTTTAAGGTTTTAATTTTAATGAATATTATATGCCAGAGTGTAATTTGAGATAGTATAGGTCATCCCTAAGCATACTTAAGTGCATAGTAATTGCAATATATAGTTTAAGTATGCTTAAGAGTACTAAAACCCTATGAACTGTACTTCCGCTAGTCCCAAGTTCGCAGATCCGCAGACTTGGGCCTGCATCTGTAATCGAAACTTAGAGTAGCTAGTAGGCTGGGTAACAGTTAACTCCCTGTATTGGCCGGGTGTCCAGGTCATACCCGTAAACTGTTGTACGCTTCTCCAAGTGTTACCATCACTGGACTCTTGTAGAGTTATCATAGTAGGACCACAATCAGCAGAAGCAGAAGCCCTAACGGTAATAGTATAAATGTCTTTATTCCCATCACTAAACTCGATCTGTAAATGGGCTGTCGTAACATTGAACTCGGTAGACCACCTTGTATTATTGTCCCTATCAAAAGCCTTCCAAGCTGCTAAAGCTGCATCGGGATACTCATTGGAGGCACTCACAGTAACATTCCCAGTTGTATACCCAGTCATCTGAGGAATTAGGGGCTCGGGGGTAGGAGGGCTACAGGAGCTAATAACTACATCTTCCCCTGCTTCGATGTCTAGAATTTCACTAGCACTGGGTCGTACTAAGTTGTTACAATTAGTAAACATATTACTTCCATAAGTAAGAAGATCGAAATGACCGTTTATGCAGACTAACTGAGTACACCCATAAAACATTGAATCTGCCAACTCACTTACAGCTTCAATGTTCTCTACAGAGTCAAGATTAGAACAGTTTGCAAATATTTCACTCATAACTGAATAGTCCCCTATTCTCAAATCCGGTATCACATTGAGTACAGTAGAAACTCCCGAATTGTAAAACATACCTGTCAGATTCCACCCGTGTATGACAGGAAGGTCAACGTCTTGTAAGTTAGGAGTATTAGCAAAAGCATAAATAAATTCGCACTCTGATCGTTGGACGGGGTCTGGTTTAAAGATATTAAAAGGGATCTCAGAAATAGCAGTACCGTCAAAAGCGTGGGCATAGGTATCTATGACTTCTTTTATATTAAAGGCTCCAGACAACCCAGTTGTAAATAGCCTTTGCCCATACAATAAATAATCTAACTTATTTAAGTAACCTGGATCCTCTATCCCCAAGCTACCTATTGAGGGTTCAGCATCTGGGTTTTGTCCTGTAAATACAGGAAATCTTATCCTTGAACGATCACTCGTATCAGAACCCGACTTAAGCCTAACCGAAAAATTACCAGAAACCCCAATGGGTACCAAGGATAACCCATCCCCATTTACTAAAAACTGTTCTCCAGTATCTTCATTATAGATCATCACACCATTGTTAACCTCAATAACCTCCACACAAGTAGTATCTGAATTATTCCCACTTGCTAAGGTAAACCTGAAAGCTATGGTCTCATATAGGGGTACATCACAAGCGTCATTTTCCCACCTCGCTCTACCTTCAATAGCATTTTGTTCATCTGCATTAGGGCTTATAAGATTATTAGCCATTGCAAACATTGAACTTGTATCACTACATTGTGTAGTATCTAATACTCCCGTAATACATTCGAGATCTTCAGCATATCTAAACATCTCTTTTGTACTGTCTGCTACACCAGCTCCCATTTCAACATGGGCATGTGTAGCAGGAATACCATTAAATGTTTTCCACCAGTTTGTTGCTTTCAAAGCTATGATTGAAATATCTCCAAATGATGCTGAAGAACTATACATATCAAACATAAAACTTAGATTAATAGCATTTGGTAATTCAAGATTAATATTTGATGAAAGAGGTGTACCTACATAAGTAGATTGTGCATAAAGTACTCCTTCATAATTCATATCTATAACATCAGAAATATTAGTTTCATAAAAAGCTGTTGTTATAGATTGAATAGTTGGTCTTTTATCTTCAATTATAATAGTAGATAAATTACCACATTCTCTTGCTAATTGATACAATGAAATTAAATTACCAAAATTATGAATAGTGAGAGATTGTATGCTCGGAGCTTTATTAGTTTCATAAAAAGCTACTATTTGATCAGTAGTGGTAGGAACTATATTTCCGGGAATATAAACTTTTGCAGTACCGTTAACAGCGATAGTTAGCTGAGTACTTCCATTAGGTACATCTGTACGTACTGTATCATTAACAATGACATATACACCCTCAACATCAACTACTGATATATACATACTACCATTACTAACAATAGTAGCATAATGAACATCAGGCGGAGCAGGTGGCCACACTTTCTGTGACCCCACATATACCTCCTGTATATCGTTGCCTCCCAACTTTAACTTACCAGCCAGGATTTCTTGAGTTCCTACGTAAATTGCCATTCTGTAAAAGTGTCTTTATTATAAAAGAATCTCAGTTATTAAAATACTCTTAAGAGGTTATAAAATAAATAGTATTGGAATTAGGAGAACCGGGTAAAGCTGATACCACTGCTATAGTCCTAAAAGTACCAGTACTCTCTGCGTCTTCCAACTGGCCTGCAGATACTGCTACGTCGGCTGCATCAGCATGGCTGGCAGTACTCGCCTCGTCTGCATGTACGGAATCCAGAACTTTACCATCCCCATCGGGGTCATACATGGACTGTTCCATAAACCCAGATACGTCAGGTTGATTGGCATTAATAACAACCCTTAACCCATCAGCACTCATCGCTAAATCGACATTAGTACCACCTTCTAACTTATCAGATAGAGTACCGGGAGAACCATCCTCAGTGTCAGCAGCAACTAATCTGTCTGAACTAGTAGGCAAAGACTTATTTATCCATTTAGCATTAGCTTCATCGTACATCAGAGCCTGGTTAGCAGTTGGAGTTCCAATATTTGTATCAGATAACCCAGCTAAAGTGTGGCTGTGTGAAGAAGGAACAAAAATTAGGCCGTCTGTAGCACTGATAACAGCTAAGTTTCCTGAGTCAGCGCTTACTGCAGTAGGACCGGGAGGGCCCTGTGGACCAGTATCTCCAGTATCCCCTTTAGGTCCGGGATCTCCTTGATCTCCCTTTTCACCCTGTATACCTTGGGGTCCTTGTGGACCCTCTGGACCTTGTGGGCCAGTATCCCCTGGATCTCCCTTTTCTCCCGGTATTCCCTGTTCTCCTTGAGGACCAGCAGGACCAGTATCCCCAGTATCCCCTTTAGGGCCAGGATCTCCTTGGGGGCCAGGATCTCCTTGGGGGCCAGTAGAACCAGTGGCACCTTTTTGTGCCATCATATCCCAATCAGTACCGTTGTGTATATAGGAGCTACCATCGGTAGTGTTAAAATAGGCATCAAGCTCTACAGGGGCTGGGTCTGTAGGGGCAGTCTCAAACTCCCCTAACCAGGTAATTGAGTCTCCTTGAGGACCGGCAGGACCTTGGGGTCCTTCTGCTCCTTGTGGTCCAGTATCCCCTGGTATTCCCTGTATACCCTGTTCTCCTTGAGGACCAGGTTCTCCGGTGTCTCCTTTAGGACCAGGTTCTCCCTGTATACCTTGAATACCTTGAATACCTTGGGGACCAGTCAAATTGTCTATAACAGCCCAAGCACCAGAAGCCTTCTCATATACATCTCCATTTCCATCATCCAAGTAGAAATCGTGGTCTATACCAAGACCCGCATCAGGAGCCCCTGTTCCAGAGTACCACCTACTTCCTGGGGCACCAGCAGGACCGGGATCTCCGGGATCTCCGGGAGGGCCTTGCGAGCCTTCTTCTCCTGGGATACCTTGCTCCCCCTGGGCTCCTGTATCTCCTTTGGCACCTTTTTGGGCCATTAAATCCCAATCAGTCCCATTGTGTATATAGGAACATCCGTCAGTAGTATTAAAGTAGGCATCGAGTTCTACAGGAACTGGATCAGTGGGTGGGTCAGCGAATTCCCCTAACCAGTTGATTGAGTCTCCTTTAGGGCCTTCAGGTCCTGTAGGACCGATTGGCCCTGGATCACCGGGAGCACCTGGATCACCGGTATCTCCTTTTTCTCCTGGATCTCCTTGGGGACCCTGGTCCCCCTGTATACCTTGGGCTCCTTTCTGGGCCATTAAATCCCATTCGGTACCGTCATAAATATAGGAACATCCATCAGTAGTATTAAAATAAGCATCGAGTTCTACAGGAACTGGGTCTGTTGGGGGATCAGCGAATTCCCCTAACCAAACTATCGAATCTCCTTTAGGGCCTTCAGGTCCTGTAGGACCGATTGGACCGGGGTCTCCTTTATCTCCCTTTTCTCCTTGGGGGCCTTCTGGTCCTTGGGGGCCTTCAGGTCCTCCAGGTCCTGTAGGACCGGGATCTCCTTGAGGACCGGGGTCACCCTGAGGACCAGGGTCTCCTTGATCCCCTTTAGCACCAGGAGGGCCCACTTGTTGTTTGTAAGTACTAGTGTCTACATCCCATATCCAGATAAAGTCTGTGTCTCTAGTAATGTATATGATACCTTCAGACCCAGTAGCGGGGAGGCCAGCTTCATTGTCGTATACTATAACTTCATTTGAGTTATTGTCAGCAGCCAATACCCACTTATTAGTATCAGCATCCCACTTTAAGATCTGATTATCTGCGGGGGTTCCTGCAGTTACATCTGAGTGGGCCATTAATGTGTGGCCTCCAACGGGAGCCTCATCAGCGTACATAGCGTGGTCTACCTTACTGCCATTGCTAGCCCCGGAACCATTAGCATAGTCTGCGATCTTCATGTAGAGTTGAGGGTTCATCTCTCCTGCCATAATCCCCCAGCCTGAAGCTGCCCAAACCATGAAGTCTCCAATTGAGATCTCTCTTCCTGCTAAGTCTCCAGTAGTGAATGTGTAGGGGTTACCGCCCGTTAAAGTTTCAACCCACCAGAAGGCTCCATGTGTTTCCCCATCAGTGCTAGGGTACTCTGTACCTGCACTAGGATCCCAAGGAGCCACTGGGTAGAAGGAAGAGGTGTCAAGCATTGAGGGGTCTATCAGGCCACTTCCATTAAGTTTAACTACTTTATCTTCGTTGCCAGACCCTCCCATATTAGTAGGAAGAAGCATTAGTAAGCTATCTGATCCCACCGTTAAAGCATTATGCTCATCCCCTGAAGGAGTGGACGGACCAGCAGGGCCTTGAGGACCGGTAGGGCCAGTATCCCCTTTAGGTCCTGGCTCTCCTTGAGGTCCTGGGGAACCATCTTGTCCGGGGTCTCCTTTAGGTCCTGGATCTCCTTGAGGGCCTGGGTCTCCTTGTGGTCCTACTTCTCCTTGGATACCTTGGGCCCCTTTTTGTGCCATTAAATCCCAATCAGTACCGTTGAAAACATAAGAGTTTCCATTAGACTTATTGAAGTATGAGTCCAACTCTACAGGGGCTGGGTCTGTTGGGGGATTATCAAACTCTCCCAGCCAATTAATAGGATCTCCTGGATCCCCTTTAGGTCCTTGGGGTCCTTCTGGGCCCTGGGGTCCGCCAGGACCGGTTGGCCCTGGATCTCCTTGATCTCCCTTTTCTCCCGGTATACCTTGGGGTCCTTCTGGACCTTGTGGTCCAGTACCTCCAGTATCTCCCTTTTCTCCTTGAATACCTTGGGGACCGGGGTCTCCTTGATCCCCTTTAGCACCCTTTTCAGATAGGTAATCCCATTCTGCCCCGTCCCAAATGTAAGCTCTTCCGTCACTTGTATCGTAGTAAGCTTCAAGAGTATTAGGGGAATCTGGTGGATCAGCGAATTCCCCTAACCAAACTATGGAAGCTCCTTGTGGGCCAGTACCTCCCGTTGGACCAATGGGCCCCTCGGGTCCTTGTGGTCCTTCTTCTCCTTGGATGCCTTGTGGTCCTGGATCTCCTTGATCCCCTTTAGCACCAGGATCTCCTTTAGCACCTTTTTGGGATAGTTGGTCCCAGTCAGTACCGTTATAAATATAGGATTGGCCCTCTGGGATTAAAAAGTATGCGTCTAATGTAGCAGGAGTAGTTGGCTCAGCATCGAGTTCACCCAACCAGTTAATTGAATCCCCTTGAGGTCCGGTAGGGCCAGCGGGACCCTCAGGTCCTTGTGGACCAGTATCTCCAGTATCTCCTTTTTCCCCTGGGATACCTTGGGGACCGGGGTCTCCTTGATCTCCCTTTTCTCCTTGAATACCTTGGGGACCGGGGTCTCCTTGGGGGCCTGTGGAACCAGTATCCCCTTTGGCCCCCTTGTCAGATAGATAATCCCATTCTCCTCCATCCCAAATGTAAGCTCTTCCGTCAAGCGCATGAAAAAATGCGTCCAGGGTAACGGGGGAAGTAGGGTACTCATCAAACTCTCCTAACCAATTAATGGAAGCTCCCTGAGGGCCTCCGGGGCCTTGTGGTCCCGTGGGACCATCGGGTCCTGGAGGGCCTTGGTCTCCTTGTAAGCCTTGCTCACCTTGGGGTCCTTGAGGACCCTGTGGACCAGTATCCCCTGTATCTCCCTTTTCTCCAGGGATACCTTGGATACCTTGGGGTCCTGGATCTCCTTGAGGGCCCTGCTCACCCTGGGGGCCTGTGGAACCAGTATCTCCTTTAGCTCCTTTTTGGGCCATTAAATCCCAATCAGTACCATTATAAATATAGGACTGGCCCTCTGGGATTAAAAAGTATGCGTCTAATACAACGGGGTCAGGGGGTACTGCATCAAATTCTCCTAACCAATTAACGGAGTCTCCTTGTGGACCGGTAGATCCAGTATCCCCTTTAGGTCCTGGGTCTCCTTGAGGTCCTTGTTCTCCCTGAATACCCTGAGGACCAGGATCTCCTTGATCCCCTTTAGGACCAGGTTCTCCTTGGATACCCTGAGGGCCTACTACTCCTTGGGCTCCTTTTCTAGCCATGAAGTCCCATTCCCCACCATCCCAAATGTAGGAGCATCCATCAATGTTGTTGAAGTAGGCCTCTAATTCATTGGGGCTAGTAGGAGCATCATCAAATTCTCCTAACCAAACGATAGACTTACCATCTTCTCCGGGAGGGCCTGAGGTAGGAGATACCCAAGACCTTGTTCCATCTGCCAGTGAAGACAGGATGAACCCATCGGTACTAGGATCTCCTAAAGAGTCTTCTTTTGTACCTGGGTCAAAGTTATCGTCATTCCATATTACATGACCGGGATCTGCTGCAGCTTCTCCAGCTTTCCTAATCTCAAATCTCTCATCTACGCTGTCCCACCAGATCCCTGGATTAGTAGGTTTTGACGTATCTGAAAAAACAATGCCAGATAATTTCTTCCCTGAGTAGTCCTTCTCATTAATAACTAAATCCCCATTCGGGTCATCATAGATATTATGAGTTCTTAATACCCCCTGTACTTCGAGGTCTCCTGTAATAATCCCACCAGCTAAAGGCAAGTAGGGATGTGTATGTGAGGCAACTGAGTCAGCGTATACAGCGTGGTCAACAGTATGTGGGTTAGCACTTCCATCCCCACTATCATAATCTGTTTTCAGCATATATAAAGCTGGATTCATATACCCAGACATTATGCTCCACCCTGCAGCAGTTAGGACCATGAAATCTCCAACTTTAATTCGTTCTCCTTCCAGAGCACCTCCTACTGTTTTAAAATCATAGTAGTCTCGGTTATCCCCAGGATCTGTGCCGTCCGGGTTTGATAATGCCGATACTAACCAGAAAGCTCCTGGGGTCTCAGCACTAGCATCTGGGTATTCGCATCCGTCAGTAGGATCACATTCTGAGTTGTCATCATTGGGTCCGTCTGGGTCAGATGGATCCCAATCACCGATAAGGTGGAAGATAGAAGTATCCAACATACTTGGGTCTATCTTCCCATTATTGTTTAATAGGATAGGGCTATCCGGAGTACTAGTAGTTACGAATAAGTCTTTACGGTAATACTGAGTGTCATGTAAGTGAGTCTTAGAAACCCATAGTAACCCATCAGACCCCTTAGTAATAAGGTTATCGGCATCAACCGAAGGTTCAGAAGGACCTTCTGGTCCTTGGGGGCCTTCGGGGCCAGTATCACCAGTATCCCCCTTTTCCCCAGGAATACCTTGAATACCTTGTGGGCCGGGGTCACCCTGAGGTCCTGGGGCACCATCTTGTCCGGGGTCTCCAGTATCACCTTTCTCTCCTTGCTCCCCCTGTATCCCTTGTGGTCCCTGTGCACCTTTTTGTGCCATTAAATCCCAATCAGTACCGTTGTAGATATATGAACAGCCATCGGTAGTGTTAAAATAGGCGTCTAACAAAACTGGAGCAGGATCTGTAGGTGGGGCAGCTAGTTCCCCTAACCAGTTTATAGAATCTCCTTGGGGGCCTTCGGGTCCTTGTGGTCCTGTATCTCCAGTGTCTCCTTTTGGTCCGGGGTCTCCAGTATCTCCTTTCTCTCCGGGATCACCTTTCTCACCCTGTATACCCTGTTCCCCTTGAGGACCCTGTGGACCAGTGTCTCCAGTATCACCCTTAGCACCTTTTTGAGACATCTGGTCCCAGTCAGTACCGTTATAAATATAGGATTGACCGTCTGTGGTATTAAAGTAAGCATCCAACTCTTCTGCTGGGTCCGGAGCTGCAGCTAGTTCTCCTAACCAGTTAATCCCTTTCCCAGGAGGGCCTGAGGTAGAAGGCACCCAAGACCTTGTTCCACTAGCAGTAGAGGATAGAATGTAACCATCATTACTTGGGTTCCCTAAAGAGTTTTCTTTTAAAGCTAGCCCCTCATCGACAAACTTCTTAGGAGTAAAATCGTAATTGTCTACAGGGGTTATAGCTAACTCAGAGTGTAAGTTTCCATTGTCAGATAAAGAAATCTCTGCGGCTACAGATTGATCTGCAGCTTGTCTTTGGATTCCTACATAACCGAAGTTCCTTGAATAAAAAGTTCCTCGGGGGTTTCCATTATTATCTCGAAGAATGAATGATGAAGAGCCACTGGTAGAAGCATTCCCGTTTTTTGCACTGATACTAGCGTGAAGCACCCCTGCCCCTACTACTAAGTTCCCAGTCATAGTATCTCCAGCCCTTGCAACGTAGTCAGTTTTTAAAGCGTAGAGGGCAGCATCAACCCCACCTAATTGTTCAGAGTCATCAACTACTCCAGTATTATCGGTATCGTAAGTACTCTTCCGCATATACAAAGCGGGGTTCATATATCCAGTCATTATTGACCAGCCGGATACACTGAGAACCATGAAGTCCCCTACTTTAATTCTCTTACCCTCTAAGTCTCCACCATCAGTAGTGAAAGTGTAGTAGTCTCGGTTATCTACTGGGTCAGTACCATCGGGGTTAGATAGGTGGGATACAAACCAGAAAGCTCCAGGAGTTTCTCCAGTAGTATCTGGGTATTCACAGCCAAGGGAAGGATCGCAACCAGAGTTATCATCACTAGGTCCATCGGGATCAGAGGGATCCCATTCCCCTACTAAGTAAAAGATATTAGTATCTAAAAGGGCAGGGTCTATCTTACCAGCAGAATTCAACATTACGGGAGCCATCGGAGTATTCTCATCGAATACGAAAGAGCTTTTAAAATCTTCTGTGAAATCTGAGCCATCCTCGAAAGCGAACTTAACAGCGGATAAGTCTGAAGCATCTACGTCATTCAAGTAATTATCATCAGGGCTAGAAAATTGAGGTACAAAGATTAAGTTGTCACTACCAAGAACAGCCATGTTACCTGTATCCCCAGATACAGCAGTAGGGCCTTCTGGCCCTTGTGGTCCTGGGTCCCCTTGAGGACCGGGGTCTCCATCCTGCCCTGGGTCCCCTTGAGGTCCTGGGTCCCCTGTATCTCCCTTTTCTCCAGGGATACCCTGAATACCTTGTTCCCCCTGTATCCCTTGATCTCCCTTTTGGGATAGCTTATCCCAGTCAACCCCGTTAAAAATATAGGATTGCCCATCTACAGTATTAAAATAAGCATCTAGAGTAACAGGGGTAGTTGGTTGAGTACTAAACTCCCCTAACCAGTTAATTGAATCTCCTTGAGGCCCCTCGTCTCCAGTATCTCCTTTAGGACCAGTATCTCCTTGAGGCCCGTCAGGCCCAATGGGTCCTTGGGGTCCCTGAGCTCCTGTCTCTCCTTTTTGTGATAGTTGGTCCCAACCCGATCCGTGGAATATGTAGGCTTGACCTTCTGGAATGTTGTAATATGCGTCAAGCTCAGCAGGGGTCAGGGGTGGGGTAGCTAGTTCCCCTAACCAGTTTATAGAATCTCCTTGGGGTCCTTCTGGACCTTGTGGACCTTCTGGCCCAGTCTGGGGGTCTACCCAAGACCTTGTTCCATCCGTCTTAGACGATAGTACTTGGTCATCAGTAGTTGGGTTGTTTAAATCAGGTTCAAAATATGAGGCAGGATGGCCTTCCAGTTTATCGCTGTTCCGTGCTTTGTCTACGGCTAGCGGTGCAGCATCGCTCCCAGAATCATAGTCTGCTATCTTCATATATAAAGTAGGATTCATCTCTCCTACCATAATGCTCCACCCAGCACTTCCCCAAACCATGAAGTCCCCTACTTTAACCGTGTTATTTATTAAATCTCCAGTAGTAAATCCGTAGCAATCATCCCCTCCGGGAGTACTACAATCAGGGTTATCTAACTTATCCACATACCAAAATGCTCCAGGATTCTGGCCAGTTACATCTGGGTATTCACAACCAAGTGAAGGATCACATCCTGTGTTATCATCATTAGGGCCATCCGGGTCAGAGGGGTCCCAAGCTCCGACTAAATGGAAGATAGAAGTATCTAACATACTGGGGTCTATTTTCCCAGACGAGTTTAACTTAACAGGTCTATACTCAAAACCGGGTCCTCCCTGGTTTACAAAGTATTGCATAAAATCTTCTGTAAAATCTGATCCGTCTGAAAAGGCGAAGACTACCGCGGATAGGGTAGCAGCATCCACAGAGCTAAGGTATTTCCCAGACCCTCCAGAAGAAAGAGGTACGTATAACCCCCCGTCTGACCCAATCGTAGCGGCATTGTCAGGGTCTGCTGATATCTTAATGGGTGTGTCATGCCAAGAGGTTCCGTCGTACCATTGTACAATAGCTTGGTCCCCAGACCTTACTACTCTAGCTTGGATTTTACGATTCCAATAATCAGGTACTTCAACCCAGTAGCTGTTTGTAATCCCACCTTCTAACGTATAAGCCATCCCAGTGTTTAGATCAGTCACAATCATATTGGGGTATCTAACGTACATCTCAATATCCTCTTTAGCAGCGTACTTTAGGAATGGAAAAGTAGTAAGATCACCTACATATGTTTTGATGTCTAAAGGGGCCTGTAGAGCAGCCCAAAGGGATTCGTTAAAAGGGATTGCCATCGTTTTATTGTTTATAAATTTTCAAATCGTTTTTAAAGTAGGATAGGTAGTTGGACATGTAAATTACGTAGTCCACCCCATCTACAGATGTAAGACCGGGGATTCTTTTCATAAAGTCAGAGCCTTCACCGGGATTCCCCGTACTTATATTCCCCTGGTTTAGCGTATTCTGTACATCCATCCACTTATTAAAATCATCAGGGAATACTCCATCCGGGATAGCTGCCCATAAAAACTGGGATTCTATATCCGGAGGAAAGATAAACTGGTTAACTGTATAATCGTATCCTTCTACTTTAGTACCAGCTTTAATATCAACCGAGTCAGGAGGAATACTACTAACTCTCCTTCCATAGTATATGGGAGGTAATGGGGGATGGGCATTGATAGCGATTACAGCTGAGTTGTTTGTAGGGTACTTGTCATCTGCATCCCCAGAAATAGTGGCAGAGACAGACATAGCAGAAGAGACATCTACTGAAAAATTTATCCTAAGAGTCCTGGCTTGGCCTGAGGGGAATTGGCCAATTGTCCAGACTCCAGTAGCTGGGTCATAAGATCCTCCACTGTTATCTGATTGATAGGTCAACCCCGAAACAGCTGGGATCTCTACAGAAACTCCCGTGTCATCTACAGTCCCGGCATTCTGGATCGGGACAGAAACCTCTATGGTGTCCCCAATAGTGGGGGTATAATCTGAAGAGTATAGGTTTACTACTAAGTCAACATAGTAATGGTCTTCCCAGGGTACTGTCACAAACTCCCGTATAGTACCAGCGTTGTTAATAAACCAAGGCCTGTTATCCCAGATCCCCACGAAGTACTGGCCGGGCAAAGGGTTTGGCATTTTAGTAGGATCAGTATCATTACATACGCAGTATCCTAACAGAGATCTAGGATCTTTAACTACTTCCCAATGGTCCACGTTATATACCAGAAAGTCTTGGGCAGAGGCTGTAAGGTTTCCAAAATTAGTAAACTCTCCTGACTCCATACATAGCCATAGGTCCTTGTCTACAGGAGTACCAGGATCTGTAATTAAATAAGCTAACCCAGTAATTACAGAAGCTCCCCCTAAACTGTTCTTAGGAACCATAACAGATTTACCATCCTGTGTTACTATCCTTACCCAGTCCAGGGCATCTGGCATAGGTTTTTGGGGTAGCGTGCTTTCATATATATCTCCACTAGCCATATCTTATTTATTTTAATACTGTCATCCTACCCAAGTCTGAGTTGATGATAAGGTCATCCTCATTTACTAAGTAAGGTGAAGTATAGTTTGTCGTTATTGAATACCAGAAAATAGGAGCAACTGACCGTAGGGCTCTAGCGACTCTGTCAGGGAATTTTGGATCAGTTATAGCTTCAGCAGCTTCTTGGGTAAAGGGCTGTAGAGTTATATCTACACTAATACATACCGAGCAACCTTGGTCGTATTGGTGTCCCTCGTCATAGTTTAGGGGGGTATCATAAGAAGAATTAGTGGGTGTAGTGTATACCAAAGTAACCTCAAATCCCCACAAGTTAAAAAACCTTTTTACTCCTTCCTCTGTTCCCTTGTATTTATATACCCCTATTATATGGGATAGGATAAATCTGTATAGATCTTCCTCATCTAATACCAGTAATGGAGGCGTTCCTAATAAAGCGGCTATGTAATCTAAGTGTTTTTCCTTAGCTTCAGCCGGGAATATAGCAGAGCTTAGAGAAGTTATATCCTGTTCAGTTATCTCCATGTCAGCTTGTAGGGTATCCAAATAACGCTCCAATATCCCTTTGTTATTAACATCGGGATATGTATCGTGGATCCGAAAAAAGTCTGGAAGAGATTTAAAAAAGAACTCGTTAAGCCTACCCATTTGTTTCTTGTATTATAAATGTGAAATCATTAGGACCAATTATAGGAATTGACATATCGTCTAATTCTACATCTTTAGAATATGGGTACGTTGTGAACGTCCAAGAATCATTTGCTACTAAGTTGGCTGGAACAGAGGGTATCACTATCTCCATAATACCATCAATGTTATATACTGTACCTGGGGTTAAAGCTTGGTTAGATACATTATCCTTATACAATTGGAAATCATCATTCACATAGTTGTAGACCAGTTTCCAATGTACGATAACATTAGAATTCATAAGTATCTTGATTGAGTACTGGAGATCTATTGAAAGGTTGCTGGGTCTCAGATAAGGCTCTGCCCAGAATTCCTCCAATACCAAAAAGTCTACCTCAGGTAAGTTGTCAACAGTAGATATGATATCAGACTGGCGTACTGCCTGGTTTATGTTACTCTTGTATGGGCTGTAGAGGTCTATCAAAGCAGCTGTTACTGCTTTAAGAATCGTAGTTTCAGTTACTCGGTATCTACCTTGGATACGCATTATCCCATGTATATGTGTCTCTCCCGAAGGAAGGATCTTAGTTGGGAACCCTGCTATACCTCTCTGCTTTACAAAGGTTTCTACGCTATTAAGAAAAGCTTGGGTTGGATTACCTCCTCCTTCTGGGACTACAAACAAAAGGACCCCTAGTCCGCAGTCATACCCCAAAGTAACTCCCCGTACTCCTGGTGCTAATAATGTTACATCCAGATAATCTTGTCTTGAAACTGCTCTGTGCAGTGTTCGTAAGGATAGGGGGGTTGCTTTCCTAATCTCTTCTATACCTTCTATGCTCTTACCTCCATACCCAGGATTCGGGTTACTCACAGAGTAGGAAGCTACAGGAGGCAATACTGGGATCAAGGTTACAATATTTTTAATATAATCAGATGGGATATTTCCTCCCGTTCCTGTTGTAGCTTTGTAAGAGCCTAGTATCGGAGATCCTATAGGCGGAACTGCACCAGTCACCCCATCCCCAAATACCAAGTAAACTCCACCATCCATCTGCATTTTTACTTGGAAGTCTTTACTATCTGGCTTAGAGAAGCCCAGGTCGTCTACCCTGTTCCAATATTCAGCTCCTACTTTAACATCTAAGGATTCATGAGCGTACTCAGTTGGGAGCTTTATCATCATATTCAAACTACCGTCTGATACCCCAAAGTCATCGTCAGTTATCGTTTCATACTGGGAAAGCTCCAGTACAATAGAAGAGTAATCTTTCCTAAAAGTTAGAGATGTAACGCTTAACCAAGTATTACCATTCTTATCTCTAAAGATCGTTCCCATTGGTATCTCAAAATCAGAAGGAACTGCAACGGGGTTCCCTAAAGAATCTAAGGCCACTAGTTCCACTGATACGAATGCTGTGACTCTTGCCTTTCCATTATAGTTTACTAAGAAAGCTTGTTTCAATACACTGCTAAACCTACGAGCTGTAGGAAGAAATAGCTCTCTTGCTGTGGTATCTATGTAATAGTTTAACAATTCAGATACACCAGCAAAGATGTCTATAAGGATAATTAATAAGTTAGAACTGCTACGATCAGTTAACTCTGGTACGTTTGTGGACAGAGCCTTTAAAACTGATGAGCGGATTGCTGATGCAGTCCTGTCTATATAGCCTACCCAATTGGTTGATATTTTCATAAGGCGGTTTCGTATGTATAATCAATATTCTCTGGCATAATCTTTCCCTCAATCTGGATGTTAACAAGCCCAGTGTCTCGATCAGCTACTAGTTCTAGGTTTGTAACCTCTAATCGTTTTTCCCAACGAGCAATAGCTTGGAGGGAGTAGATTCTTAGTATCTCTAGATTCTTATCAGATGTTAACTGACCCAGCATGTGGTATAACGGGGACCCAAAACTAAGATTAAAGTTACGAGTTCCGATAGTCCAAGTGAAGATGTGTCTGAGAGAAGCATCAACACTGTCCACTAAGGCAGGTGCTATTGGAGCCCCCTGACTAAGTATGATTGGAAAATATAACCCGTATCTGTTATCCATTTTATTATAAGTTAATGTTTACTTGTAAATTATGTGGTCCTGGTCTTTCTTTATTTTTATTATAAGCATATTTAATATAGGCAGTATCCATAATTAAAATAGCGATGCTTTATGTTATCCCTAAAAGTACTTAAGTGCATAGTAATTGCAATATATAGTTTAAGTATGCTTAAGAGTACTTGGTAATAGATTTCTCTATATCTTGTTTTAGTTTAGCAAGGGGAATGGACATCGCATCTCCAAAATAAACGGTATTCAGAGTAGGAGTACCGGCTACTGGTACTGAAATAAGTTTTGACCATGTGTCTATGATATCTACCAGATCTTTGAGGATGTCTTGGGTGTTTTCCCCCTTAGAGAAATGGGTCATCTGGTCTTTGCCTACAGTAACCTCTCCATCTTTAATAACTACTTTCGTATCTTTGTTATGGGTAAGGGCGATCTCCTCATCCTTTACAGAAAGAATCGTACCATCCTTAGTAGTTAAAGTAATCTCTTGTTCACCTTCTTTGTCGTTTATTAAAATGGAAATCCCGTTGGGGGTTACTATCCCGATTGTTTCAGGGTCTTTAAAGACTTCTGGCTTCTGTCCATGTTGATAATTAGAGAAGCCCCACATTGGGTAATCTGTGTTACCATGTCTAAACTTGATAGACACCATGTCCCCTGACTTGGGTAATAGCTGGATGCCATAGCCCTTCCCAGCATAGACCCCGTTAGGTAGAGCAACTACTGCTCGTCCAGACGGGAAGACCTCTGGTACTATAACAGAAAGCCTGTTCAAACCACTCTCGTCTTTGTTATCAACAACAAATCCATAGTACGAGGAGTAGTACCTTCCAAAGGACTCTAACCCGTCTAACACTAGCCTACGCATGTAAAGAGAAAAATCTATCATTTGCTTTGTAAATCAATATCTGACATCTCAATTGTTTTCATATAACCATCTCCAGAGTCTAGCTTTGAATCTACCTCTTTGTAATCCCTATCTTTGTAATACTTAGTAGAATTTTTCCTTGCCTTAGCTCCCTCTGTTCCATCCTTACTAAAGTCATAAGACGGGGTCTCATCCGGATAGTATTGTTCTTCTAGATAATCTTCATCCCCAGCCCAATGTATAATATTAAAGAAGTCTTCAGGTTTAGCTAAAGAAGAGTACTTCTCTACTATCCGCTTAGACCTATCATCGATTGACTCTTGGACCTCTGCTACAATAGAAGTAATGTTTTCCGGTATCCTACCCCCCAAAATAGTTGTGATATACTTCCCTTTAATGATAGCGTGGGTAGTGTCTAAAGCTACATATACCCCATTAAAGTTAACTACGAAGTCAGCTAAAGCGAAGTTATAATTCCCAAAAATCTTGGGGTCTCCTTCCATAACTATAGATACCCCAGTGGCATGAAAGAAGTCTATTAACCTCTCTTGTACTATCCGGTTATTCTCAGATACAGTATCTCCGGGAACTACTCTAGCAATGATTGCGGTGCCATCCCCCTCTACCCCTATGTCTTCTCTAGTAAAAGCCCCAGTTCTGTATTTCTCATAACCTTCGTACTCGAGAGAATCAAGATCCCTTTGCATAGCGTCCTTCGGGATACCCTGCGCTGTGTAGTATTGCTCTTGGTCCATGTGAGCATGAACGGAGTTAACTGACTCCATCCTTTTACTCATCTCCTTGGAACTCTTTATAAATAACTCTTGGTCTTCAGCAGACAATGGGATAAACTCTTCTCCAGTAGAAGGATTGTATTGTTTAGTTCCATAAACCCCATCTTGATAAACTATATCGTACTCTACGAAAGTTTTGTGAGTCTTACTAAACCGGTAGATCTTACTACCTCCTCGATAAACATGTGAGGTCTCGGTCTTCACCTCACCAGTAGTAGGGTTAACGCTAACTACAGAAGTGTAAGCAGTAGTAAGTTTCTTGGGTAATTCTTTGTATGTAATGGAGATAACCCCTGAAGGTCGTATACCTGTTATAGGAGCTCTCTGAGATATGTCTGTGGTTATGTTTATCCCCTGATCTCGGGTGCTCATTAGGAAGTCTCCTGTCTTAGCCAGTACAGCCTTAGCCAAAGCCTCCTGAATCTTCTGTCTAAAAGCTCTGTACCCTTTCTCTGATAATACTTTATGGGTTTCAGAATCGGGGCCTGAAAACCCCGAGCTTACCCCACTGATGTAAGCGTGGCTAAATGGGGAAGACCCATAGCTACTTACCCAATTCGGGTCATCTGTTACTACTCCCTTTTTAGCATCCTTTATACGATCATCATAGTCCTGTGCTTCGTCCTGTTTATCTTTCCTAACCTTCTCAGCATAAGTACGGGTTCCGTGAGCTGGTGAATAAATGTATTGGATAGTTGACTTAGAGATAGGGTTGTAGTATTCGTAGTAGATAGTTATACCCTCCTCTGACAGCGAGTCGAAAGCATTATCTATCTGGTTTGGGTGTTTCATCTTAAACCCAGCTATAGACAAAAATAGGACTTTTATAGATAGCCCTGACTTATTATAGGTAACATGTAATTTATCAATCGCCACTAGTTGGGATAAGCGCTGGTCAGCGGGCTGGTAAGAATACCCCCACCTAACCCTTAAATAGTTACCCCTGCGCAAAGCGGAGATATCAATATTCACATGGTCAAACCTTAGTATGAAGTGGCCCTTATCATCCCCACTCTGTTTGTAAGTATAAGAGAAGGAGGCAAGACTAGACCTCCCAACGCTTGCTCCATCTACCACTAAGAGCCTCTCCTCAAAGTCGGTGCCCACTAAGGGCAGTACAGCGAAGATATCAACTACGGGAAGTTTTACCATATACGGGTAGGAATAAGGTGGTTCCTATCGGAATGACGATAGGGTCCGGAAGGTCCGGGTTTAACAAAGCAATATCATACCAAGATCTAGTATCCTGGAATTGGGTGTTAGCTATACGAAATAGCGTATCCCCCTCCATAGTAATGTAAGGTTTCTTTCCTACTATTGATGGGGATATAGTCAGAGCTGACCCTAAGAATTTAGTGCTATCCTCATGGGTTATTATGTAACCTTTTTCATAGATCATTGTAATATCTCCTTCCAAGTTAAAGAGTGGGGAGTTACCCTTTTTAATACCACAGTCTGAGTAGCATACAAGGGAAGCATTCCCCCCTCATTGTTCAATCCCTGATTGGGGTTACGGGTGCTAGCTAATAAGGTATTAGTGAAGTTACGCAGCTTGTATGAAGCAGAAGTCATGACAAAGAAGTGGTTGCGGAAGATTGGGTTCTTAACTCCCCACTGTAGATAGATAATCGGGGGACGTCTCCGAGTGCCATCAGCCTTAGTCAAAGCTTCTAAAGCCCGGCACTTCTCAATTACAGAGTTCTTTTGGCTTCCTCTAGCAAAGTGATACCAGTCTACTTCTAACGTAATAGTGTCCTCACTACCACCATAGTGATAATGAGGGTTATTAGCTCCCAGTATCTTTACAGCAGCGAAGTCGCTTTTTATATCTATTGATAATTCTTTAGGGGGAAAGTCTAAAACTATGTAAGGCCTAGCCCCCTCCTGGGCAGCTTTGAAAGGGTCTACAATGTGAATAGCCAAAGACTCTGGGCGGATAATACGGATGGGAGTCTCTACATAAAGTTCACGGGGTTCAGGTGTAGTAGCCTTAGGGTATTCCAAGGGCCCCTGTTTAAAGAAGCTGGAGTAGTCTGTTTTATCCCGACGGTCCAACTTAGCAGATAGTTTTTCTAAGGCCTCTCTCCTACGTGATCCTAAAAAGTATTTGTGTAACCTAACAGTGTAACCCACTAGGGGAGCAGCTATCAAAGGCCCTAAAGCCAAACTAGCTAAAGTACTATCCCCGTATACTAAGGGGCGACATGAATACAGGTATTGTGTATTATTACTCATCTGGCAGTCCTCCTTGGAAAGTTGGTTCTAACTGACCCGCATTAGTCCCCGCATAAATACTAGCGATGGATAAGAAATCAGAGTTTTCTATAGCTTCTTTAAAAGCCTCTGCCTGGGCTTGGTTAGAACGGATCAATTCATCAAATTTATTTATCAAAGCTGTAGCCATCTCATCAACTGACATCCCTTTTAAAGCTTCAAACAAAAGGTTTGCATTAGCAGAGGGAGTCTCCTTCTTTAAAGCCTGTGTATTTTCTTCTGTAGCTTTAGTGTTATCGGATAAAGCATCTATGATAAAGGGCATAGCGAAGGACAGTGCTGTAAAAGCTAGTCCTACTGGGCCTCCAAAGAATCCTAGAATACCTTTTCCTACACTAGCTAACCCTGTTAGAATAGAGGTACTTCTACTAGTAGCAGCGACTAACCTGGGCATACCCGAAATCATAAGAGGTTTAACACTCCAAGATGGGGCTCTACCCGTGGGGGTGTTGTACCGTTGGTACCTGTACCCACTACGCTGGACCCAGGTACTTGGGAACCCAGCAACATTCCTAACAGGGGAAGACTGGAGGCCTACTGGAGGAACAACAGGATTAGTACCCGTAAAAGTCGCTCTCCCAAGTAAAGCGTTTACCATAAACCTAGTGGAAGCTTGCATACCCTTGGAGGTAGCAGATAACATCCTTAGAGAATAGATAAGAGAGTGGATCCCTAATCTAAGAACAGCAACGGCAGTCACAGTAGCAGTAATCCCCATAGCCAGCTTGGCTAAGAAAGACCCAAAGGGAGTAGACAAGAAGTCTGACAACTTAGTAACTACTGTAGTCAAACCCCGTACAAATGACCTGAAGGTAGGGCCTACTGCCTTGGCAAAAGACACTTGTAAACCAGACAGGGCAGAGGTAAGTTTTAAGATATCCCCTTTTACCTCATCCATCATCATTGACATTTTCTCTTGGGCAGTCCCACTAGATCGTCTTAGTAAATGGACAAAGCCCTCGTATTGGGATAAATTACGCATCAAAGTAGCAGCAGCCTTTTGGCCCCTTACTCCAAAGATGTCTTTAAGGATATTCTGTGTTGGGATAGAGCCTATTGATTTTAGTTTATTCTGTATCTTTGCCATCACTTCATATATGGGTAATAGGTCTCCCTTAGTAGAAGTAATGTCCTTCCGGGTTAAGCCCAAACTAGCCCAAGCAGCTTTAGCCTTTTTAGTAGCGCTGGGGGATAAAGAGTTCGCTAGATACCTGTAAGCATTCTCTAAACTAGTACCTCCCATACTCCCAAAGATACCCGCATTACCTAGAGCCATTAACCCAGCAATGGTCTCGGTCATTGGGATGTTTAGGTTTCGTGAAGTAGCTGCCACGTACTTAATAGAGTTACCTAAGTCATTCAGAGTTACGTTAGCACTGGTAGCAGCCTTAGTCAAAAGGTCAGCGACATAAGAGGACTCTCGGTCTGCTAATCCGAAAGCTTTTAAAGTATTTGTTAAGATATCAGCAGCTCCCATCTTACCCCCTAACCTAGTCATAGTAGCACCAGCAAGGTTAGTTGCTGCTCGGATAGTGGAATTAATAGTAGAAAGCTGTTGACCAGCCATAGCCATAAAACGCATACCGGAAGCAACCTCTTCGGGAGTAAACATAGTCTCTCTACCAATTCGCATAGCCAATTTGGATGAGGCCTCTAAAGCGGACCGAGTGGCACTAGTAATAGCTTGGACCCCTTTCATGATATATAAGAAGTCTGCCCCCTGGTTTACTGCAGATACCATACCCTTAGTGAGTAGGGCCCCTGTAGTAGCTATCACAGCAGAAGCGTTACGAGCTACTCGAAGGTTCTCTTGAAAAGCTAAGAACTCCTTCTTATAACCACGTAACGCATCCGTCATATTTCTGGTAGGCCCAGAAAACTCATCCTTAAGAAATACTCTAATCCCTAGAGCTAGGGTTTTATTGTTGCTTCCTAATAACATAACGAGAATTTAGAACTAGGAAGGCTTAGAAAGGGCTTTATGCTGAGCATCAAAATATGAGTCAGATAAAGCCTTGAACCTTGCTATCCTAGACATACCAAAAGATAAAAACTCAGTCCAAGTTAAGCTTAACTTGGCCAAGCATAAGTTAAAATAAACCCCCTCTAAATCCTCGTTGGGAAGAAAAAATCCACGATCCCCAAAATAGACATAGGGATTTCCTCTCCAGTATAAGGGTTACTAATAATAACCAGGCCTTGTATCTCTGGATCAGACTCAGCTAACTTACTTCTAAGAATAACCATATCCCTGGCACTGAAGTACCCGAAGTTCCTAACTAATTCCCATGAATCTCCTGTCTTAACCTGGAGCTCACGGGCAGAGAATTGCTGATTAATACTGCGTTTGTTAGCCGGAAGGTCTAATAGATAGGCCTCTCCTTTCCCGTCTAAAAACTTAAAACGGGCCTCGTGGTCTCCCAAAGAGAAGTATACCCACCCATCGGTTCCTTCAGGGTAAGGGGGAATACGTTGGTCAAAATAATCGGGGGAACCAATAGTAGGAAAGGGTTTAGTGTAGTCCCAAATGTACTGCTCTAAATCTACATCGTATTCTAAAGGTTCAGCTCCTTCCATCCATGTATGTTTGAAGTACAGGATAGGACTTAGTGAAAATATCCTGGAAGCTAATAAAAGGTAATACTTATCTCTAAGTAACATACCCATTACTGCAGTAGGTGATACTCTTGATCCTAAATCTCCTCCTACTATAATCCCAGAGATGAAGGTGTTGATGGTTTCATAATCCTTGGCAGAACTGCCAGTAAAAATGTCATGTTTAATGACAAGTAGTCTACGGCTAATTCTATAGACTCTACTACATTTTCAGAAGCAGTCCTGTCATACTCTCTTCCATTTATTTTTTGAGGCCAACATCCAATAGCATAGTAAGTATCGATTACCTCAACGTTCCCTTGATTATACTGGGCATACTCTTCTATCTTTACTATTTGTTTATAGTCTTCTGGGTCACCCCCAGTTTGGGTGATAGCATTCTGGGCATTCTGTTGCCACCGGATAAAAGCTTGGCCATCTGCCGGTAGCATAGAGATGATTCGGTCAATTTTTAGAGTACCAACTTTTACAAGACCCGCAGTCTTTAAAACGGTATTCGCAAAACCATGTTCAACAGCCTCCACCTCAATGTCCGGTGTAGTAACTTGTTGAGCTGCAAAAACAGGAAGAACGGGATTAGTCAGGATGGTGATCCTAAAGTTAAACTTCTTCCTGGGATTTTTAATTACAGGCATAATAATATTTTTTAAAGGTTATTACTTAAATGATTACTCAAACTCTACAGAGTTCTTTGTGAGGATAATATCCAGAGAGATCTCTACCATTGGAGCAACAGTTTTAATCTGTAACTGAATCTTGTATTTTCCTAACCCTACATCATCCGGATCGTTGATTTTAAGGTCATCCAGAGACTTAGCAAACTGGTCACCATCCCATTTGAACTCATATAAAGCTTCCTGGTCTACCAAGTTAGTAAGGAATGGGAGAACTGTGTAATAGATCTCTTCCCAAGTACTGAACGTATTGGGTTTACCTAAGAACCTTTCCAGCATCGGTTTAAGGGACTTCCGTAAGTAAATCTCTAAAAACATAATGGTTAAAAATTTCTCGGGAGATTCAGCAGTGTCCATTGTATAGAAGTCCCACTGCATAATAGAACCAGCCTTGTTAACTACCATATTTCCTCCGGCGTTTGCGATAAGATTTAAATCGGCAATAGAGGCAGGAGACCCAAAGTTATTCACTACTCCAAGAGCCTGGTTAAAGATCCCATTAACATAAGAAGTAGCTGAGATCCAAGGTCCGTTGAAGGAATGAGAAGTGGCTACAATGCCCAGCAACTCTCCAGTAGAAAGGGTTTCTTTAACCCCACCCTCTAAAGCATCAACCACTTTAACTCCCCCTCCAAAAGAACCCACGTACTTAGAAGCTGTAAGGCCTTCAAGATGGGTTACAATGTCAGTAGCAGTGTTAAGGGAATTTGCAAAGGGGTAAAAGTAAACAAGGTCTTTACGTAAGGCAGCATAGGCTTGGCCAGCTCCATAGATACCCGTGATCTCGGCCTCAGTAACAGCAGGAGCGGAAATGATAAAGGCTTCTTCATAGGGGTCGAACGAATGGAACCCAGTCCTTAAGGTAGGGCTACCTGTATAGTCAGCAGCAGCAAGAGCGAAGTCATCAGCACCCCCTGTAAGTTTTACAGCGATTTGGAATGGGATAAATGAACCTGTTACTCCCGTAAGGTCGGCATAGGTTACAGTGACAAGGTCAGAGCCATCTACGATGGGCTTAAGCCAAGTGTATGGAGGAGCATCGCTAGTGGGAGCCTCAAGGTTCTCATAAACCTCTTGGATAGTAATATCACCACCGGGAGAAGGAAGAACTATGGTAAGAACCAAATTAAAGCAATTCGGGTCAAGGTTAGTAGCCTTCATGATAACCAGGTCCATAGTATTGTAGATGGACCCCTTACCTTTAGTAGTAATAGTGGCCAGCAATTCCCCTGTGTCATTCTCAATCCCATGACTTGCGGGGTGTGCAGCAGCACCTACAATCTTACATACCCGGAGTTTGGCACCGGCTTGGATAGCGAGCTCACAAAGCAACGGAAAATCGGAGTGTTTACTCAGACTCCCATATAGTTTCTCGAATTGGGGAACAGATGTGATAACATCTACGGGGTTGTTCGGGATACCGTAATCAGTCTCCCCTGCCACGAATATAACTCCCAGCGATGGGGTAGCTACAGATTGGGCCTTGTTAATAACGTTAATGGAAACGTTAGCTGTATTCTTTGACATTTTTTAAAGGTTTTATGATTATTTAATAAGAAGTTCAGTTGTTAATGCCCCAATCCCTAAATACTGAGAAAGGGTAGTCTCTAAAGTGATCTCCGTTAATGGTACTACTGGAGTATTTTCAGAAATATCTTCAGAGATAAATACATCTGGGACTAGGTATGTTAAAGTCTTCCCCATGAACCCCGTGGAATCTTTGTTCAAAGATGTTACGGTATCTAACTTCATGAGAAAAGGGTCTTCATCCACTTCTGGGTAAAAGGGTAAGTAGCCCATAACGGGCAAAGCCCCATATAGAATATCTTGTCCTATTCGTAGAACTGCCTGGCTATCTGCCAAAAGGATACAGTCTAAGTAGTATTCGTAAACTAGGTTATTCGAAAATACTCTGTGGAACTCTGTTCCTTCCTGTACTAACTCTCCTCCTGGGTCTATACCGTACTCACCAGGGATTAGAGAATTGTGATTTAAAGTTATCCTTGCAAATTTCTCCTGTCCTCTAAAATAGGGGGCCTCAGTTCCGAAAATCTCGAATGCGAATCCCTTAGAGGAAAGTATTTGAGATAGTGCTTGCTGATACTGTTGCAAACCTAAAGGGGTATCTGGGAAAGTAGTAATGTCTGGGGTACAACCCAAAGCTACAGCCCGTAGTCTAACTGCCTCAAATATACTTCTTTCTATGTGTTGTAATTGTAACCCCATCTTAAATACCCATATTAGATAACCGTAAAGCAATGGCTCCTCGCATAACCTTAACCATGTTTTGACCGCCTCCCATCCGTTCAAAAGTGGGGGCCCAAAGGGGCCGGGGAGGTTGGTCAAACTTCCCATGTTCAAAAGCCATAGCGTACCCAGCTAAGGGGAGGCCTTTAGAACGGGATCTCCTATGAAGGTCTCCTGGATAATACGATAGGGAGATTATGTAATTCTTTTGTATAATCCTAAGGTTCCTTAAAGCATCCAGGTAAATACCTTTTCGAATACCTATAGAAGGACCCCCATCAGTATAGTTAGGAGAGTGCTCCTCAAAGGGTGCCCCTATAGAAGACCCCTCTGATAGTAACCCGTTTACCAATTTTATTTTAAATCGTTGAAACCAGTCCCTCTGGGCTTTTGCTAAATCTCGTTTAATACTTTGGCTTCTCTTCTTTCCTCCCATGTACTGTATAAACTTATCCAGCTTTAGCCAGTCCCCTTGAAATTCAAACTCTACGTTTCCTAAAGCGGAATTAAAGTTAAGGCGTCTTACATAAGAACCTATTCTTTCGGGATTCATTATGGGCGGGATTTTTGACCAGTTAGTATTGGAGCTCTTCTTAAAATTAAGAGACAGAACTGAGGGCTAGATAGAGACTGTGCTACGGTAGTATCTCCAGCGGATACATACTTAACCCCATCAATCTTAAACAGGTCTAAACCGGGATCTAAGTCCGGGTTACCCTCTGGGGTAAGTAGCCCTAATCTCTGTAGTTCACTTCTATGGATGTAGACTGAGCAGTGTTGTTCATCCTGTAAACCATCATTGTCAGGCTTGTTAATTGGCCACCTTCTATAAAAGTTCCAGTCTACCAAGCAATTCACTTCATAAGACTGTCTCCTAATCGGGCTTCCTTCTCCGTATCTAGAAATCCCAGATATCTTCTTTTCCCAAATAAGTGTCTCTTTAAAGTTCTCGGTAGAAAACTTCTCTAAAACTTCATCGTAAGTTTTCCAAGGGATAGGCATTATACGGGCTTTTTAATAAATTCTGGAGCTTTTATGTAGCGATGTTCATAGGAATAATCAGAAGTATAGAATACTGTAAACTTATAGGGGGAACCGGAACAACCGTGGAAATGGATCTCATATAGCCTTGCTAAACCACAAAGCTGAGACATGAATACTTCAAAGGGCATACCATCCCCCAATAAAGCCTCTATCACTTTTTCAGGATCAGAGAAGTCTACTTCTGTGGGCCCTGTTACTATCTTAGTAGTAGCACCCCCTCCAGAAGTGGAATCTAGGAGCATCTTGTTAGCACTGGTAACTAAGATATCCCGTACAATTAAATAACTGATAAGCATATTAGCCTGTACGGGGTATTTAGTCTCATCGTAGGTATACTCAGGGGGAACTCCAGCAACGGGGCCTATTACAGTCTGCCATCTCCTCTTTAACCTGTCAAAGGTTTCTTGTGGAACCGTGTAACCGGGTAAGAGTAATTCTACAGTCTGGTCGATAGGTTGAAAGAGATAGATTTGCGATGAAGTAGTCACTACTTCTACCGAACTTACAACCTCTGTAGTAGCCTTTAAAAGCATCTCTATGAAGTAATGCTTCTCAGGGGCTAAGGGGTTTGTAAAGGGGTTTTCGTCTGACTCAATGGGACTTGTCCCATCTGTAGGACTACTAATCTTCCAGGAAGTTAAATCCGGATTGCTCCCTACTGGGTAGTTAGTAATATCTGTGAGGGTTATCTCTAAACCCTCAAATTTCATCGCAAATCTATAAAGCATAACGAATTATTTTAGTCTTCGTAATCTCCTTCTACTTCACGGAGGAATGCTACGAGATCCGCTTTTGTTGAGCATTTCTCAGCCTTAGCTAAGTCCTCCTCAGCGAGGAATCCATACTCTTCCATGATATCTTTACGAGTCTTGGCCATGAGAGGGTCCTGTGATTTGTTTTCCTCCTCTACTTTACCGGCCCGAATGAGGGTACCAACAGCCAAAGCCGCTTTCACCTTGGAGTTATTGTAATTAACTTTCTTCGTCTCTCCGGGGAATACGGAGACTCCTGTGGTCATATCAAAAAAGTGTTTTAGACCATTTCCCAATTTTACTGTTACTTTCGACATTTTCTTTTGTTTTTAAAGTGTAATACTAAAAAAAGGGAGTATCCCGAGGTGGACTACCGTGCCCTCTTCAACCCCCTTTTTAACTAATTTTCAATTCTGGACGACTAGTCCATTAAAACATGCTGCAAAGCATAGTAATCCATCTCCGGTGGGAATGGGAAGTTTGCAAAGTCTTTGCTCATATCCTGAATCAAGCAGGCATCGGTAAACATCTTGGCAAAGCCAGTGGTGAAAGAAGCGTAAAAAGCAGAGCTCTGATTAGATACGATCCTTTCAGATTCAACTTTCATAGGCTGAGCGTTAAGCTTAAGCAAAGCAGAACTGGGGTCAACGACCAGTTGCTGATCGGCACCGATAAGACCATGAATGTAATAGTCAGCTCCCTGTGGTAATGGGGTATTAACATTCAAGCGGGCAACAGGAGCACCGTCCGGGTTGTTACCGTTTACAGTACGTTTTTTAAACTCAGGAAGGTCCCAAGTCTCAAGGGCCATGTCTTCTCCACCGATCATAAGTTTCGGCATACGGCCAATGGCACTCATACGAATCCAGATTTTCAAAATATCCCGGAAAGTGAGGGTACCGGCAGTTTTAACTCCAATAACAGGAGCAGCTTCAGAACCGTCAGCCTGTTCACCGTTAATCAGAGTGTCGATGGCAAGAGTGTCAACTCCCATACCCATCTTAACCCCAAAGTCCTGGAGATAAAGGGCAACAACGTTAAGTGAAACGTACTGTGCAACCTCATCGGTAATTTTGATACCACGTCCATACTTATGGATGGAAAACTGTTTCGACTGGTAAGAGATTGTTCCCAAAGGAATAGTCTCACCTTCACCCACTTTCTTAGGGGTGGCATCACTCATGTTCACTGAAGGAACGATTTGTGAAAGACCGGTTGTGTTCTCTTCAACGGCAGTGATACTCGGCCAGATTGGGGCTTTACGGTAACCCAAGCGAAGTGCATCGCGGAAGATTTCAGGGATTAACCAACGAACATCCGCATCGGGGGATGTAAACAGGTTAGAGATCGTGTCAAAAGCGGGGTCAACGCCAAGAGATTCGTAAAACGTATCGATGTCAACATTGTGTTTGGTTTTAACCATCTCCGCAAAGGTAACGTCAACAGGAGTTTTAGGATCTACCCGCAAGGCTTCTGCCTCTTTTACGAGGGTCCGAATATCCTTATATTCAGACTTTTGGAATTTTTGTATATCCATTTTTTAGGTATTTTGTAAGTTCGAAAATTCGATTTAATAAACTAATCCGAAGTAAGATCCTTTATACAGAAACAGCTACTTCTACAATCTCATCAGCTACGCCCGGCTGTAATGCCCAACCCCACATCTGGGTGGTATTAGCGGCCTGTTCGACCAAGTTATAACCAGCAAATTCTTTCTGGTTTCCAGGATAAGCATCACTTGTATCGTATCCAGAATACTGTACTTTACCAGCAGTAGCGTCAGCACCCAGTTTACAAGAAACGATAGCAAAAGCTTTCATCATCACTACTACAGTATCCCCATAAATGGAGTTACCTTCGTGGATGGAGATTCCGATAATGTCGTCTTTGTCTGCAGCAGTACCAGGAGAAGCTATAACTTTTCCGGTGGCAGGCTCAAGCAGAACGGGCTGTCCTTTGTGGATAGTGCCCGAGACCTCAAACTCTTGAAAGAGCTTGTGGGACTCCGATTTTAAAATTGTCGATTTTGAAGTCGACCCTAATGTCCAAGTCATAATATTTAAGTTTTAATGTATAATATTTCAATAATTAAAGCAAGAGTACTTGTAGTATCCGGGGAAGGCTATTCGCCGTGGATATCAGAAGCTTTACGTTTGTGAGAATCGACTACCTTCTTTTTGGTATCAGCATAGGAACCTTTGCCATCCTCCCCAGGCTTAGGGTCAATCTTAGCAGAAGCTCTAGATACATTTTTGGAACCACACTCCTGACAAGTGAGAGGGGCTGTGGTATCGGCCAGTTTCTGGTACATGACTTCGTAGGCTTTAACTTCTTTGAGAGAAGCTTTTTCGATAGCCTCCACGATAGTAGGATCAACGTTTTCTTCTCCTGAAACCAGTTTGTACAGGGAAGTTGCTTTACTACGGATATCCTCGAGGTAAGTTTTACCATCACCAGCTAAAGCAGAAAGTTCTGCCCAATCAGTGGTATCGAGAGCTTCTCCGAATACTTCCGTTAAAGTGGCTATTAAAGCAGCCTCTTTGTCGGTCATAAGCTTAGCTCCTTCAGGGATCTGGTTATCCTTGAGGGCTTTAATAGCATCAACGGGAGAAGACTCCTCGTCAATCCCCAACTCAGTCGAAATATCTTCGAGAGAGGTACGGTCAGCAGTTAAAGATTCGTAATGGGCAAGCAGCTCTTCCTGAGTTGCAAAGGCATCTTCAGCCAGGCCCAACATTGCTAAAATTTGTTTAAGTTCCATTTTATTAGATTTTGGATTATGAATAAATGTATTGTCAGCAGCCAGGCTGCAAAGACCTTTAAAATTAATACCGCACTTTAATTCAGAGCCATCAGTAGGGTCAGCTGAGAAAGCATATACGGATTTCGCATAAATGGGATTAACGATAGCCCCACTTGAGTTAGTTTTCTGGGCATATGGGTCAGCCCCGTGGTGTACTAAGGATACCTCAGGATAAGAAGTAATCTCAGTTACGATAAGCCGAATAAGGTTTTGATCCTTATCGTAAGACCCAACCTTCTCCCAAAAATCTTCCATGTCTGGATGGGACTTCTCCCATTTAAACCTTACAGTTACGGAAGTAGAATGGATACTAGGCGGGTCCATCATAACCCCTCTAGCAATCCTGGGGTTAGATTTAGCATCGATCTTCAATTTCCCAAGGATACCTGCTGGAATCTGTACTCCTTTAACAGTGTAGCTCTCTTGCCACTCTACAGAGGGAATAGACCCCAAAGCATTCCCAACAGAACCGCCCTCATGGTCGGGGTTAACTGTAGCCCCAACTAACATCCCCATAGAGTTCTTTAATAACCCAGGGGTAGAGAAATCAATAGGGATACCATACTTAACCACGATCGTTTCAGAAAAAAGCCTGAAGACTGGGGTAACAAAGTCTTCTTCTTTGGGAGTCCAGTCATCAGGCGTAGCATCAGGATAGAAAGTAGTATAATTGGGGGCTGTACTGTCAAACAACCCAAAACTCTTAATAGACTCAGCTGTAGCATTCTCTACGATAGCTCTTGATAAATCGCTCATAGAAACCTTATCAGGGATATGGCCTACTACTAGGCTGTGGCCTTGGGAAAGAGTCAGAGACATAACCTCTGGAAAGTTAGGCTTTTTCATACTTTTCATATTTTTTATGTTTACTATTTTTGATCTTTACGTTTCGGCTGTGTTTTTTCTTTCTCTCGAGTTTTTTGGTTGGACTTGTTGTCTTGGTCCTGTTTGTTGTCTTTAGCTACTTGTTCAGCTTGGGCTTTTACAGGATCAATCTCTACTCGAGGTTCCTCTTGGTCAGGGGCATCAAAACCATGTCTATTGGCGTATGTTGCTTGAGATATGATACCAGCTGCATATAGTAAATTGGAATTCCTAATCTTTATCTCTTCAGATTGGGCTTCTTTCAAAGTATCAGTAACTGTTGACTTATCAAATTTAACTTCTAACCAATCAAATTTAAACCCAGCAAGGGTTAACTCCATCCAAATTCCAGTTTCCAAAATCTCAGATATGTATTGTTGGATATTGTTAAGCTGGGATAATAGCATAGTGAAAATAATGCCTAAACCAGTCTCAGCCCCCGCTTTCTCTCCTCCCAAGAACTGAGAGGGAGATAAGAGACCATTTGAAACCATCCTTTGGTTAATATTAAAGATGTCTGCTACCCCAGAGGTGTCTTTGGTAGTAGCGTGGAAATCGAACTCATGTTCATCTTTAAAACCTGCAACTACTCCGTCCTTAGTCCCATCTTTTATCGCAGCTTTTGCGTCATTTAAATACTTAGCTAATCTAGCTATATAAGCGGTGTCTTTCTCTCCGTCTGCTTGGAGGGGTTTAGACAACATGACCTCCAAGAATCCCATGAGGCCAAGCTGGTCAGTGACAAACCCTATATTACGGAGCATCTTTAATTGAGATTGGATATCATCCAATGCAGAAAGGAAAGGAGGTGTTCCTATGGGGCTTTCCTCATCAGTAAAGAGGCCATAGTAACGATATGTAATGGGGTTAAGTAATATAGCACCGTTATCCTTAGTATAATCTCTTCCAGGCTCCCAGTAGTGGGGGACTTGATAAAAATCATACCTCCCCGTAGAAGTGTTATATCTTACTCGGACATTTTCAGGGTTTACGAAAACCGGGCAATCTATACCTGTTAGGTCTCTGTTAAGGACCCATTCTACGGATAAGGCTCCTCCAACATATATCTGGCTAACCATTTTATTGATTATACCGTGAATACCGGCTGTACCTAATCCCCATGTTTTATATACTTTTTTGAGATGTTGGTTTATATCTCTACGTACTTCATCTGTAACTGAAGAGTCAAATTCTAAGCTAAAACCCGAGTTAATCAATTCTGTAAGGGTAACTGTAGATCTAAAGACAGAAGAGTTAACCTTAAATAACTTACGGATGATTGGAATGTACTCATATTGGAAATCGGGGGTTACGAAATCCATAGAGTTCTTAAGCCCCTTATAAGAGGACTCTAGATCGGGAACACTAACCCTAGAAGTTGGTAAGCCTACACCTACGGTTTTCTGAGGGTTTATCTCCTGGATCTTCTCCTTTTTAGAAGTATTCTCCTTGGGAGTAGACCTTAGTGTAAAAAAATTCTTATCAAATATACTCACGTTATCTTGGATGTGTTGTTTGTGTTAATGCTCTTCTCTTTCCTCTTCTTACAAAATTTGTAATGGCTTTCCCCATTATATCGTCATCGGCATAGGTCTCAGACCCATCACCAATGTATTCTCCTTTATTTTGGGCAACTGGGCGGTTCATATCATCGTATATGAAAGTGTAGGCCTCATTTGTGAAGAATGGGTCTAAAATGTGGACATTACCCATTCTTATGTCCTCTTCTAAGGCTGAAATTATGAGAGATCGGTTAGCTCCGGTAGTATACCAGCCAGGTACCTTCTTTTGTACAGGTTTAGCACTTCGCCTTTCCTTTACTAATTGTATATGATAGTAGAGGTTTGGATAACCCCTTTCCTGTAACCCCGATACTACTGCCTCTCCGACGTCATTAGCCTCTGGAGCAACCAAAGCCTTGTTATATTCTATCCCAGTATCCCCTAATAAGTCCCGTAATCGGTTAACGGGTAGTCTACCTTTAAAAGCTGCATACTCATCACCCGCTTCATCCATTACAGTAAAAGAAGAGTAGTCAGATGCCCTACCTGTAGATACGTCTGATCCAATTATAAATTGAGTATCAGGTTTAGGCCTTTTAAAGATTAAAAAGTTACCATTTAACCTAGACTCTATTACAGGAGCTTCTTGAATGTCTTCCTCGATAGCTTTTATGTCAGCCAAGTCAAATACTGTATCTCCAGAAGCAAGGAAGTCGCAGTCAATTTCCTGAGCTGTCCTTTTAGCCCCTAAAGACCTACGCATTGTTTTATACCACTCGATATCTCGGTCAGGGTGGTGGTGCCAGTGAATCTTTATAGGGTTAAAGTCGTTACCCCCAAATAGAGACTCTGACCAGGTCTGGTAAAAGAACCCACCTACCCCATACGGGGTTGAGTTAACTATAGCAGAACCCCCAGTAGCCAGAGTAGGAAAGGCAGAAGCCCAAATCACCTCGGCGTATTGCATAATAGCAGCCTCGTCCATTACTAATAGGGATAAAGCATCAGACCTACCAGCATCTTCAGAAGTAGGAACTGAAACTATGCCAGACCCATTCGAAAAGACTAATTCAGAGGCTGTACCAACTTCTCCAGGCCTACCGTTTACAATTGGTGTCTGTAAAACGGGGGGCAAGTTGGAATAGGCAAAACGTATTCTCCTTAAAAGCTTTTTAGCAACCCTATCCTTAAGAGAGATAATGGTTACAGACTTATAGGGGTGAAAAAGGACTAACCAAAGGATGTAGGCACCCAATAGTTCGGATAACCCCATCTGCCTAGCTTTTAGGACAACGTTAAATCGGTTATTTAAGAAGTCCCATAAAGCTCGTATTTGAAAGGGGTACAAAGCAAAATGTACTCTACCTTTTATAGGGTGTACTACCCAGTAAAAGTTGATGATAAAGTAGAAAGGGTCTCTTGCACACCTTGCAAGTAGTTTTAATTCTGAAGAGGTGAATCCCTGGGTACCTATCCAAGAGGCTTTCTTATTGGCCATTCCTTTTACATTAATTAATTAACTCTTACTTGTTATTTGTTCGGAATAGCTTATCCATACAAAGCTTAAACCAAAGCCCCACTTCATAAGGAGGGGTATTGGCAATTGACAGCCGGCCTTTATTAATAAGGGTTTTTTCCTCGTATACACAGTGTTTACTTGGCATACAGAGTTTGAAGGTATCGGGTACGCCCTGGATTCTGGCCATTTCCCTTGGGGACATCTGTATACCGTCTGGGTTAAATTGCCTGTTGGTTTTCCGAACAGTCTTAGGGTAGTTATCTGCTCGGTTTATGTATACGCCAGGGGCATACTTCATATTACCCTTATTTACAGCAAACCTGGTTAAGTCGGGGTTGTCTCTCCAATACTTTTGTAATTGCCAGAGATACATCTTCTTTCCACCATAGATAGTTATCTCATCCTCGATATCCTCTGTGATATGACCGTTCTCAGGAAGGTGCATTAAGAGGTGGCCAGTGGTTTGAGGTTCATATACGGGCTTAGGCTTTGAAAGGAGTTTATGAGCTCTCTTGGTGTAGAGATCAGCCCTAATCCCTATTATAATAAGCCTTTTACGGGATTTTTGGGAATTTCCGAACTCGCTTACTGACCCGTGCCAAAAGATCAGCCGGTAGTTAGCAAAAATCTCTTCGAACTCCTTTTCCGAGTACGTGTCCAGTAATTTGGGCAGATTCTCAAGTAGGAAGTACTTTGGGAAGAGCTTGTGAATCCCTGCTATGAAGAGGTCAAGAGAGGGCTCATTTTTATGGGAAGTGTTCTTCTTCCCTCTAGAGAGGGCGAAGACGGAAGACATCCCACACTTAGGGTGGCCGATCACCACATCTACAGACTCGGGTTTGATTTCCAGGTTAGTTGAATAGGTCACATCTGGGAAATTCAACTCGAATTGGACGGGCATACCCCCTAATAGATAATCTCTTCGGCATTCTATACCGGCCTTAACTTCTACATCAGGACTTTGATAAAAGGGGTGCAGGACTATGCCTGCCCCGGAAGATAATCCGATTACGCTATACATAACAATAATATTTATTAATAAAAGCCACTGGGCTATGCTTTTGCCTTTTCCCGCTTAAGTTTTTATCCCCCCTGACAAATTGGCACTTTCCTTATCGCTGTGCTGGGAGCTTGCAAAATTTTGGGGAACATAAGACAAAGTTAAACCTATATTTGCTAACCTATACCTAACACTAAGAAAGGTAACCTGCTATAGACTACCTTTAATTTATTTTCCTTTAAGCGAGAGGAGTACACGTTTCCCGTGGTAAGAAAACCCCCCCTGCCCCCCTTTATCGGAGTGCAACTATAAAAGCAACCCACCTCAAAAAGTCTCGGGGGGATTATGCTTAAGTTTATCACCATTAGAGGAGTTTTCTAATTGTGGGGGTAAGACCTTGCAAATGATGCACTTAAAACATAAAAATCATCCACTTAAGAGAGAAAAGTACCCTCCCAATGCTTTTTTTATAAACCATTAAAATTTATTATTATGGAAAAGATTTCAAATGCCAAAGCTTGGCGAAGCTTATTATTCATTGCACTGATCATCACAGGGTTTACCCTACTCGGTGTAGTAGCAGTATACTTGGATTTACGAAAAGTGCAACAAGCAGCTACTATTATCTTTGGATTCCTCTTTGGGATAGCAGTATCTGCCTTGGCCGTTTTACTCCCATTGGGAAAAGAAGGAGGAGAAGATGAATAATGCTACTAAACAGATGCCTGGAGTACTAGGCCAATTCTTATCTTTACTTATACCCATAACCCAATTCCGTGGGTATAAGCTGAAGTCCCTAGAGGAAAAAGACGGGAAAGTTATAAGCTTTAGGGTAGTAGTCATAGGCTTCAGGGCTGAGTGGAGCTTTAAAGTGGACTTACAAATGACCCTAGAGGATATCATTTCAGTTTTCACTGATACCCTTAAGTATTTCCCCGGTGATACAATAGAGGCTGCCTCTTGGGAGGCTCAGCTAGATACCCTCCTTAAAACCCATAAACTTAGTAAAACAGAAAACCCATAATTTATATCGATATGATACATTTCGTGATTCACATTTCAGAAGAAGAGCTTGAATATCTGCACCGACAAGGTAGAGCAGCTAGAATCAAGATTGAAGAGTATATCTCTAAGCTCATCCAGGAAGACATGGCTAAACCCGAGGGCCCTAATTCTGGTTCTTCAACAGTAAACCCATCTTGGGAAATTGAGGCGAAACAATCCCCAAATACGTAACAAAACATGGAAACAACAAGAAGATTCAAATTCAGTAATGGTGACAAAGTGAAGGACATAGTAACTGGGTTCACCGGCGTAGTAACAGGTAGTGTATATTACCTAACAGGGTGCAACCAACACCTCGTAGTAGCAAAACCGAAGAAGAAGAACAAGAAAGCAGTATCAGTCTGGTATGATGATACTCGATTGCTCTTAATTGCAAATAACATAGTAAAGGCCGAACCTTCCTTTGAGGAAGACCCTGGTCCAGATGCCGTTGCTCCAGGGGGCTCTTATCAATATCCAGCTACTTAGATGGATTTCCCGAACGGACCCCAATCCCCATATACACCGGGATATTGGCCTGAGGCTCCTCTACGGGCTCCCTGGTTCAAGCCTATCGATAAAGTCACTATCCCCCTTTTGGATGCTACTCTTAAGGCTTGTGGCGTTAAGCTTGACAGGGAGCTCATAGACCTTATCATAGACCTCGTAGAGATCCTAGAAAAGAAAGGGGATTTAACTACTCTACGGGATATTGCTATACTCCGTACCAAACACCCAAAATTTTAAAGTATGACAGGGGCTATCAGACACCCATCCGAATTATTTAAGAAGCCAGCATAGCCTCTTAAGCATTCTTTGAGTATATTGCATTGCCTAAATACTCTTAAGTACTCTTAGGCGATGCTAGTTTTACCCCCTAAATTAATACCCATAGCATCATGAACAAAACTTCCCTATTAAGACGCATCGATCAAGAGATCCTAAAGACCCCAACTTCTCCTTTAAGGAATCTCTTAACGGATATCAACATCTTCCTGACCTCTACCGAGTTAGGACCAAGGCCTTTAGTTAGTAGAGCTTCCCGCTTCCTTCTCCCTTTAGGCTTCGTAGAGATTTACAGTATTAACCATTCTACCCCGACAAAAGACGAGGTCCATTTCATAAAGGATGGGATAAGGGTTATCTGTAAATTCGATGGCGAATACTTTACCCGGTCCTTCTACAAGGATCTGATTCACTTCGAGCAAACTCTGGTGCTTCAGACTACCTACTTCGCAGAGCTCCCAGCCTCAGAAAACCCCATCGAGTCTAAGAGAGCCCAAGAGCAGTTCCTAAAGGAGCTCGATATCTTCACTTCCCACATTGTCCTCCTTTCCCCTAAAACCGTTTAAGATATGAAAAGATCACCAGCCACTTCTTTCCACAACCGATTCGCCTTAACCTACAGGCATCACCGTCACTGTAGGCCGATCCTTCAAAGTATAGAGGATTGGATCCGTACTGCCCTCCAGAGAAAAGTATCTCGGCCTTGGGTCCTGTCCCAGACCGTAGGAGACGTCACTTTTCCTGTAGCCGTATTCTCTTCAAAAGAGCAGGCTATTACGTCCTTAAAGCATCTGGGTTTCCACCATCGAGAATCCGATGATACGTATTACAGAGAATCCCAGTCCTTGTCCTTGTCCAAGATCCCTCAGGAAATCGACTTCCTCTCTAACGAATCACTAGTATGAGATATTTAGATCACTTCCATTACGGAAAACGCCATACCCTTTACGTAGGCTTAAGCTTCTTCCGTTTCCCTATCGGAATCCTTATAGACTTCCATCCTCCAGTAGCTGATAGGTATAAACGGTTGGAATTCTCTATAGGCCTGGGATTCTTTCACTTTTATTGGATATGGTATACAACTGATAGGTATGGCTTTATAGGAGGGGGAAAGGGACGGAAGTAGGATAGGGATGGGATATGTAGACCTGGACTTAGTTCACTTATTGAGAGTAGCCTGGTAACCGGCGGGTGTAATAAAGGGGGATAGCTTCCCTCTTGCCCCAGGAGGCTCAATAGGCCTGGACTTCGGTTCAGGTCTCTTTGTGTGTGGGGACGGCCCGACGTGTGTAGGGTGGGGAAATATTTTTTTCGATGGGGATGGGACAGGGATCTGGGATGGGGATAGGGATGGGGGGAAGCCTTCGTCATAGTGTCGTGTGTAGGGATCAGGGATGGGGAGGGCCCGTCACGTAGGGGTCATGGCGGCGGGGCTGGGACACGGTGGTGTTATTCATAAAAAAAAC